TCTTCTTCTGGAGTGCTTACACCAAATGCACTATTGAATGCATCTTGTTGTTCTGATGGACTACCACCTGAAGTGTAATCGCTTATTCCAAAATGAATATCTTCTTTTGCTAATGATTCTCCAGCTCTGGTTTTCTTACCTAAGCCAATATCATTTACGTTAGCATCTGATTCGTTAATTCCAATATTGTTTTGAGTTTTGTAAGTCTTGTATCTTGCTTCTGTTAATTTACTACCATGTGCTTCTTCCATGTGTTTTGGTAGATTTGCTTCTGTGACACGAACACCACAATTACAAGTAAATTCTACTGCTGAATCTGTTTCACTGAAATCTACATCTACTGTTTCATAGGTTTCAGTTCCGTTAATTAATCCTGATCTTGATCTGTAAACTGTTTCATTGCTTCCTTTTCTATCTTTGTTAGCATCATAAACTCCTTCTCTTTTTTTACCATCGTAAGAATACATTGGATTCTTATCTACAATTTCATCTTGTTTGTATGAATCTCTAGCGACTGGACCTTGCATATCTACTGTTGCAGAATGTTCTGGTTCAGGTTGTGCTGGTTTGAAATTCTTTTCTATATCTTCTGAATCATCATCGCCATTCTCATCAAAATCATCATGTGGGCTTTCTAATGCTCTAGAAACCTCTGAATCAAATTTTGCAATTATTCTTTCGTAATCCTCTTTGGCTTTATCCATAGAGTTCTTGAGTGTTTTTAGTTTATAAATATATTAAAGCTCAATAGTTGAGCATGGTTTTGAGGGTTAACCTTCAAAAAAAATAAGCATACTATCTACTTGTAAGGTAGATAGTAGCAATAAAATTTGTTTAATGAGCTAGATTTCCCATTAACACCGTTAGTAATCTCTGACACTCTAATGAGTATCTGTATGTGATTGTATTAAAGTATAATTTAGCCTAGACCCTTGCTTATTCTCTTTCTACACTGTTCACAATGTATTATTCGTATAGTTCCGTCACTCTTTATTGGAGTATTGAATGATTTACCACACGTGACACAGTTAATCTTCTTTCTAGGTGGGTTTCTAGGTTCATTACTAAACCAGCTCATAGTATTATCAACTTTACTTTCTTACCTAATCTTTGTGCTTCTTTCTTAGCATAACACCCACCATTTCTCTCATGATCCAATGTTAAACAATGATAACATGGTTTGTCTTTTACTGCTGTTGTTAGACAGTATAATTGATCACAATCTTCTGCTATCTTCTTCTGTGCTTCTTTCCATTCTTTCATAGATTCTCCTAAATCATACTGCTTATTTTCTGCTTTGAACTCTAATGAGAATACGTCAACTAGAGCAGAGATTCCACCTCTAGGATTGTTAAAACTTAGTAAAATTGGATCTTTGTTCTCTTTTACCTTATCGTTGTAAATTGTGCTAATTACCTTCATGGCTTTCAGTTTATCTATCTTATCTAGATTTCTACCGTTTATTCCTACGATTGCTAATTTCATTTCTGGAACTCCTTTAATTCTTTCTTTAATTCCCTTAATAATATTTCATAGGTTATTCTATTCTCTCTAATCTGTGATGCTATAAAATCAATCTTACATTGATTTGAACTCTTTTCACTTTTCAGGATAAACACTCTCTATACATTTATCGCATTCTTGCCAATAACCGTCATAATCATTATTGCATCTTGGACATTTCTTCATACTCTTTTATCAACCTCTCGAACAATTTCTTTCTATAATCATTAGTGACAGTTGGTAGTATTCTTACCCAATCTTCATAATGTTTCTTCCATACGACTTCATCTTCATACATCTTCATATTTGTAATTCACCTTTCTTATTACTTAATACCCAAACCAGTATATCAATCTGTGCTTGGACTTCAGTTTCTCTAGTTTCGTTATGTTCTTTGGTGTTAATTTGTATATCTCGTTCTCTATAAAGTTCTAATAATTTCTTTCTTACTTGTGATTTAGTTGCCATTCTTTCTACGATCCCTTTCTGCTCTAATTTCACAATCTTTCATAATCTCATTATTACATTCTTCACATAAATAAACTGGAAGAACTTCTGCTTCAAATCCTAATCTTTTATCTATCTTAAGATCTAATTTCTTTGTCGCTTTACTGCAACAGGTTCTACAAACCACATCTGGTATCTTCTCTTCTTTCTTTGTGCCACTTTCTTTCTTCTCTTTACCAAACATCTGTTCCATTTCCCAATCTCTCAAAGTCTTAGCCATATTGAATCTCCAGACATTCTTTACAGTATGTGAATGTTCCTTTTCCAGATTTTATAACCGTTAGAAATGTATGTTCCTTCTCATGTATTTCTCTAATCTCATTATTATCTAAAACCATGAATCTAACACTCCTTCATTTCTTTCAATAAAACTACATTCAGGTTCAAATTTTGACAATCCTTTACCACAACTTCTACATATTCTTACTACTTTATTTCCATTTCTTGTATTAGGCATTTCCACCAACTCCATAATTCTTACTAAGATCTAGAATAGATTTCTTAGGTCTGAAACCTCTTTTGGTTTCAATCATTGTGATACGACACTTTTTATGATCTTTCTGTATAATATTATCTACTTCATCTCTATCATCTGTGGATATTACTTCTCCATGTTCTTTGCAAGAGACTTCGTATCGCTTCATTAATCATCATCAAAACAAAACGTGGCATGAGGACACATACCGTCACATAAGAAACATTTAGTCCTTTCAGGCTTGATTTCATTAACCATAGCTTCTTTAATCTTCTTAGCCTGATCAATCATTTCCTTTTCAGTTTCTTCTCTATCTGCTAAATCAAATGGAATTATTGTAGGTTTATCATATTGATCTTTTGTCATAGTAGATGAAATATAGACAACACAACCTTTCGTTGCTTCTATTCCCTTACATTTCTTCAAAAGAACTGCATATTTATTGATTTGAGAAACATGAGATTCACTAGCATTACCATATTTCTTAAAGTAATCAATACTGCCTGTCGTTTTCTTATCTGTAATCACAACATCATCTCCAACAGTAATCAAATCATCTATCGTTCCAATTATAATATCATACCATTTTGGATCGTTAGGATCTAATTTCTTACTAAGTTTTACAGCATCGACAGGTTCATCTTTTACATAATCCCATGCCAGAGTGACTTCGTTTCCTTCTGGTTCTAGAATTAATTCTTTATGCAACATCTGACCAAATACTAATGCCTTTGCACTTTCTGTGTCCATCTCTCTTTTCGGAGATGTCTTAGAATAATACACTTTTCTCACACATGGAGAATTTAGATCACTTACATGAAGTGTTCCTAATCTTTCAGTTTCTAGAATACGATTCTGTGCCTTTCGGTATCTGAAATAAATATCGCTTTCTATTTTCTGATCTGCTACTGAAGTTTTTTTCTTATAAGCCATTATCAATATTATAATTAATCACTAAATAAACCCTATTCACTCTTTCGTATTTTTCTATATATCTTCTTAAAATCTTCATACCATTCTGATTCATTTTCATACTTTGAAATTGGCATTGTTAGAGCTAATGCTTTTGCAATAATTGCCTTATCCTTTTCTTCCATGTGCCTTTAAAGGTAATTTCTTTGAACTTTTTTTTACAGTTAATTTTTTTAGACTATTCGTTGGTTTCATAACTCTCAATTTTGTAGAAAACTTACCTTTTGAATCTTCAACAATTTCAAAACCTTCTTCATACTTTCTTTGTATTCCAACTCCAGAAGTATCTTCATGCAATGATATTATTTTAACACTCCAATAGAAAGTATCATCATCTAATGAAACAAGAACCTGTGGTTGAATTGCTCTCAAATTATCATGTCCTTCTTTTGTTAGACCTTTCATCACATGATCTGCCACTTCACGTCTTGCTCCAGATCTTGGTAGTTTAGCCATATACTTATTTGACCTCTTTCCTAATAAACCTGTCAATCATTTTGTTTCAGTTTAACCTCTCTGTATAATTCTTGGAATACTTTATTGCAGATATCTAGTATAAGTTTGTCCATCTTATTAGTTCCTAGAAATGATTCTTCTTCTAAAGTCAAACAGCTCTTTACTGCTCTCTTTGTGAATTTTTGAATATCATCTAAGAACCAATCATCTAAGTTGATTTCCATATCCATAACTTTAGGCATATCACCTTTCTTCAAAACTTCCTTTTCGGTCTTTGTGAATTTTCTTCCTTTGATCAAAGCACAGATAGCTAGAACTTCATTAGAAGATAAAGTCCAATTTCTTCTCTGAATAGTTCTTACTAGATCAATCTCTTTCTCACTTACAGTTTTGTTGGTTGAAAACTTAGTAATGTATTCGTTGATTAGCCAAAAGGCATCACTATGTAATGAACGATCAAAGTGTTGATGATTTTCATACTGTGTGCATGGATTTCTATACACTCCATTGACTTCTCCACTAATATGACATGGTTCTTCATAACTCATATTACCACAATCACATTTGAAATGAGGTTGATTCTCGCTACCTAGTTTCCATCCAGTCTTTTCACCCTTAGTATAATTTTGAGTGTTGTTTTCTGGACAAACATTTTCGTATGTCTTATAGACATCTCCACTCTTATGCATCTTTTCTATATCTCTCATTTCATCTAATTCCTCTTGTGTCCATTGATCTCCATCATTATAATCATCATATCTATCAGAAGAATCATAAGGATTCATTGTTGGAACGTCTTCTTCGCCCATTTTACTTTCCCCCATATTTTATTTTGAGATGCGTGTTTCTTAGCTTGACTTCCATCATGCCATTCTTCATGTCTTTGTTTTCCATAGATATTATCATCTTCAGTTTCCCAACCACATAAATTACATTCAACAATCATTCTAATAACCACTCCTTACAAGTTCTTGTCACTATCATTGGATCTTCATACTCATCCATTTTCTTTAAGATGTTATGACCTTCATCATGTTTTACATTTTCAAGTGTTTTCATTTGTGTTAGTAAAACTTCTGGTGGAATAAACTTTCCTATCAATTCTGACCTCAAACCATTTCGCCTTAACAACTCTTCTTTCGGAATATCAAAGAACACAATTCTAATACTAAGTTCGTGTCCTAATACTTTAGCTGTATTTCTTAGATTTTCTATGAGATGTTTTCTAGCACCACTGGTTAGATTAGTTCTATCTACCACGAAATCAGTTTCACTTTTGATACTGTCTTCTATATCAGAATAATATTTAGCAGTTGCATTTCTGAATAGATTTTTTTCCTGTATCTGTTTGTATGCTTCCTGATAATCAACATTGTTTTCTTTACAATAATCATCAATGTAAGAATCAGTTGAACATACGTTAAGTTTTCCATTCAATTCGCTTTTCAAAACATTAGTGAATGTGGATTTACCACACCCACTAACACCTGCAAGAATCCATACTTTAATCTCGGTCATTTTTTAACTCCTCGTCAAAGTTTTCAAACTCTTGGAACGCTGAAGAACATTGTGAACAGATGTTGTTCTCATCTACACACTCTACTTCTTCTGCACAGTTATCACATTCTTTCATAGTTTCACCTCCCAAACACCTTATCTTGACACCGTTGACACATACCTGATATTTCCCACTCTCTTCTAGATGTAGAATCTCTGAATGGAGTTAATTGTTCTCCACATGAAACACAGACATTACTACTTCTGCTTTCAGTAAACTTTCTTCCAAACAGTTTTTCTGACATCTCGTCTTTAATTTCGTCTTTCATTATAGATCATGCTCCATTTCATATTTGTCTCTCGCTGAATCTTCTGCATCTCTATCGTATCTTCGAAGACACCAATCAAACAAAGGTTTATGCCTATCATCTACGTTTCCTCTGACTATATTACTCCAGAAGTATTGTTCTGATAGATTAAACTCTGTATTGATGAAATATTCAAAGTCACTCTTGCTTATTCTTTTCTCGTAAAACTCTTCAAACATATCTATTGGTTTTCCCCAACGAAAAGATGGAGTTGGAATTGAACCATCCCATAATGCTTCAATCATATCTTCCCACATACTTTTTAGATATCGTATTCCATCTCCACCACAATTCAAAGTGTCAAGTAAAGCATTTTCAGTTGGAATATTCAAGTCAAACTCTCCTTCTTTGATTCTTTCCATATTTCAAAAGTCCATTCCTTATTCATATAGGCTTGAATCTTCTTTGGATCCATCATAGTTTCTACTACGAATAGATAATGTTCTCTATCAATACTTCCTTCGCATATTGGACAGGTATGATCTTCTTCTGTCATTTTAACATCACCCATAACAATGCTTCTTGATGTTGTATCTTTGCTTGTTGTAAAGTATCGCATCTTTCTTGGTAATCAAGCCACTCTCCATTTAGAGAAATCATTGTTTCATACTTTCCTAATGTCCATGACTTTCTACCTTCCAATTCAAATCTGTATGCTTCAGGCAATCTTACAGTTGAAATAAAGTATTGACCAAAGTTTTCCTGTTTGACAATTCTGCTTTTTGAATAGTCATCTTGTGATAAACTCATTATCTACACGCTTCCCTTGTCATTAGAAATTCTTCCCAAAGATCATCTGCATTTTGATTGTAATGTTTCTGACAGAATCCCATGCTTCTATATTGATAGTGTTCATTTTCTATGTTCTCTCCACATACTTTTCCATCTTCCACATACTCGCAAGTTATCTTATCTTCCACAAGAATATCTTCAGTTTTGTTTTTCATCTTTCTCCTCGTTTAGATCTGTTGCGAAATTGTTTTCTGCTTCTTTGTGATGTTGTTCTTCTAGATGTTGCATACGCCACTTGCTAATACTTAGTAAATCTTGTATCAGTTTGTGAGATACAATATCTCCAGAAACTAAGTTTCCGTTCATATCTGATTCTGACTTGAAGGTATATCTATCGGATTCTGGATCATACCATACCACGCTAGAAAAAATAATTTTCTTCTTGTCAGGATCTGTGTTTTTGAGAATGTATTCGCCTTGAATACTTCCCTTATCTACTTTTCTTATTACTTCTTTTGTCATAATTGTTTCTTCTCCTTCAACCATCGTATTTCTTTTGCTACTTTACGACAGTAATCATTCCATTTCTGTGCTTCTAGTTCTTTCTCTTTCTCAAGAGCTTCCCACTCTTCTTCTGTTGTAGGATAGTCTTCATGTCTTTCATCTTCATCCATTGTTATCTCTCCTATGTTTTTCAATGAATGCTTCTGCATAACCTAGTAAAGTTTTTGTATCTTCATTTTCAGAATGTAATTCTATTGACATATCTTTACCAAACGAAGTTGTATTGTTTGCTAAGTATATAGAAACTCTATGTCCTGTTTGAACAATAGTTTTCTTATCTGTTTTTGTTTCTTCATTCATTTCCATCTACCTCACTACTTATCTTATCTCCTGTTTCAGTTGACATCATTGTGACACCATTCTCCCTTTCTAATATTCCACCGTTTTCAACTACATCTCTTTCTTCTGGAGATAGTTCATACTTCATAGCTTCAAGTCCTTCTGCTAAACGATAGCATAATTCATGGAAGCATTGTGGGAACTGATTAGGTAAAGTATTATCTTGTGTTCTTATCAACTCATCATCGTTGACATGAAGTATTACAACAAGAGCTCGTGGAATTGTCGTATCCCAATTTTTGTATTCTGGATCATCTTTCAATCCTTGATAGGTTTCTTGCCAATGCTTTTCCCAACCAGCAGTTATCTTATCTGCGACAATTCTAATCTTCTGTCCTAATGCTTCTATTCTACCAAAAGGTATCACTGGAGTGTCAAAGTAAACAGCAGTATCTTTTTCACCTGTTAGATTCCAAGCAAGTTTGAACTGCATTGTGTTGTTATTAGTCATTTTGCATCTCCAATGAATCTCTCCATCTTACAAAGTCTTCAACCCATCTGTTGATTACAGTAAAGTCTGTGACAATGTTATCTAGATCTTCTAGGCTTAATCCATTCTTTAGTAATGAATGAATATCTCCATCTAGAGTATTGATAGTTTTTCTCAAATTGAATAGAGATCTAATCTCATCTTCACTTATTTGTTTCTTAAGTGATTGATTCAACTCATCATACCTATTTATTCCATGACCATCAGATCTTGGAATGAATTGTAGTGTTTTATCATTCTCATGTTCTTCTTTGATATCTCTACTGATTTTGACATACATAGAACAAGCAGAAGCTGAATGTTCTCCTGTATAGTTTCTATCACATATTTCACAATGCAATAATTCTTTACCATCAAAGAAAGTCTTTCCACCTTCTTTAGATATTTTAGATGACAATTTATTATGCATCTCCATGTGGGAATTGTGGTTTCTTTGGTGCTTCATACACTTTTCCATCTTCTGCTATAACTTTTGCATCTGGATCTAAATATCCATACTCTGCAAATTCAGGCATATTTGAAAGTTCAACTTTACCAAACCATTCTTCTGGATTCAAGTTTGTCACTTTACCAATAACTGAACCTTGATAAACATACTTTCCATTCACTTTCATTATTGTTCCATCTCCTTTAATGTAAAGCGAACAGATATAGAAAACTTACAGTTGACAGTATCTGTTAGAAGTTTCAATATCCAACCACGCTTTCCAATGATATGTCCAATCTTTGTTCCATGTATTACAACTCTATACCCATGTTCGTCAGGCTTCAGTAGTTCAATGGTTTTCACATGAGGTTCAAACTCAAACACTTCGTCTAAGTATTTTTGAACTTTCTCTTCATTGAGTATTCTCATTGACTTACGAAAACCTAATTGTTGTTCAACAGGCTTTTCTTTCATGTCATCTGAATAACCCAATTTACTTTTCCCCCTCGTAGTTGTTTCCCCAAGGGTCTAAGTCAGGGTTTGGAATCAACTTCCATGATTTTCCATAGTTGGAACTCTGTGCTTTTGGAAAACTCAATTTCTTTAAGTTCTTTTTTATGAACTGTAAGGATTCTTGATACTTTCCTTTCTTGAGTAATTGTTTTACAACTTCTACGTCTGGAAGTAATAACTCTACTTCGTAAAAAACTGCGTGACGTTGACGGTTTAGATCTGCTCGTAGTATATATGGAAATGGTTTATCTTGCAATTCTTCTGCTGTGATAAAACTCTCAATTCCATGAGCATCTGCTATTCCGTATAGTTTTTTTGTTTCTTGTTTCATTCTAATTTTTATCCTCTGTCCAAGTATGAGATGATTCATCATACTCTATTTTTACTTCTTTTACTTCCGTATTGCTTTTAGGCTTTACTTCAGTTTCTTGATTCTTTCTTTCGTTTCTTGGAATGTATTCTCCCTTTTGATTAAATCTACTTTTCAAAGCTTGAACTTCATCTTTCATTCCACCAGCATTTTTCCATCTAAGGAAATGAGTAGATTTTCTTTTCTGAATAACTAAGTATTCTTGCCATGCTTGATAAAGTGTTCTTCCAACAATCAATCTACTTTCTTCTCCAAAACAAGCAGGGCATATTTTATCCATGTCATGTTTGCTAGGTGGAGTATGTTTATGTTGTCGTTGGACTTTATGTTTCCATTTCTCTATTTCTTCTGGCGTTGAATCTTCTTCCAAGTTAATGCGTTTGCTTTTTCTTTCTGCTTCTGAAGTTTTATAATCAGAACCATCAATTCTTTGTAGGCAAATATGTCTTAACATTGAACTGACACTTTTACCATAAGGAACTTTAGCAAACTCTTCGTTAGGATAAAGTCTAACTAACTCTGCAAAGATTTCAGGAAAACCAATTCCTTTATCGTGCATTGTTTTGACCAATCTTCTTTTTGGTTTGCTCCAATTCCATTTGATGTATTCTTTCTTAGTAGGTTTCTTTGGTTTAGATTTCTTACTAAGTTTTTTCTGCTTTGGTTTCTCTTTTCTTCCAAAGAGTTTAGAAAGGAAATTCATTTCTGATTCTCCTCTTCTTGAGCTTCAAGTTCCATGTTTCCTTTAACAACATCGTGGACATGGTCTTTTAACACATCAAGACTTAATCTAGTAAATCTTAGATGTCTATGGAAGTCCATTCCAAATCCGTCAAAGTGTTCCATTGGATTAATTCCGTATTCTTGAAGATACTTTATTTCAGATAACAGAGTTTCAATTTCTGCTCTGGCATTTGCTAACACGTTTGCGTTAGGTTGTAAACGATTGTCTTTGCCAATTAAAATTTCAGGCGACTTTCGTTTCACTTTAGTTTTTGTTTTTTGTTTCATTTTCATTTTGTTTTGTTTTCTCTAGGACTGCTACCAATGTTTCGTTGAACTCTCTTGTCCTACGATCAGTCCAAACATCTGTATTAGGATGCTTTAGTATTCTGTGTAAAGTATATTGAATTAAACCGTTCTGGTTTTCAATAAAGTGAAATGTGCATCCTTCTTCTAAACATTCCATTACTTTAATCCCTCTACACTTTCTTCTTCTTCTTTTGATATCGCTTCATTCATACTTCCATAATCTGGATGAACTATCTTATCCATTCCAGTTGCAATTAAGAATTGAGTTAATCCTTTACAATGTTGATGGTCGCATGAAAATGGATGAGACATAACTGCTCTCCTATGTTTTCTTTGATCTTTATCATCAAATGGTTTTGTTCCATCGTCGTTAGCCAAGTCATTCAACTTAGTAAATTCTGGACAAACATATTCAGGGTTTATTCCATTCAAACGTTTCGTCATTTTGTATATCATATTTGCAATCATTCTAAGATCAACTATATTCTTTGGTAGATTCTTCATTAACATTTCAAACTTTTTATCGTCTGGTGTTTTCTGAAGCATTTCCAATAGTTTCACTGGATCGAAAGGCATACCACTTGGAGTAGGTTTAACATCTTCTTTCTTGACACCACGATACTTCATTTGCCAACATGGAAAACAACATGGAACGTTTTCCCATTTGTCATTCACTTTAGCTCTAACGTAAATGATTCCTTTGTTTTCAACAAAAGCGTTATCGCCACAATGGAAACATCTTACTTCTTTTTTCAAAGTAAATCATCTCCTGAAGGTTCATTTAATTCGTAGAAATATTTTTCCAGTATCTTAAAGAACTCTAAAGTTGACATTTGATCTGATTGATGTAGCAAGTAATATTCTTTCATCTCACTCCATGTTATTTTTGGACTACCATCTTTATTCATTTCTGTTAAAGTAGTATCTCTTCTAAGCATATGATTGATCTCTTTCATTTTCTTGGAAGCAATTCTTTTCATTCTTCTTTTCCTATTGGTATTTTCCTTTTCTTGTCTATCCCACTTATCCATTTTTCATATCCCCCATAATTGTATCAACTGTTGTTTTACTAAGTTTTCCATCAACAAGTTGTTTCATTATGAATATTAGTTCTTGTAATTTAACATTCATTTTCTGTATTTCAATTCTTTGCATTTGTGTTTCTTGTCTAAGTCTTGACACGTTATCATAAAACTCTCTTTCATATCCTGTGACCATTATTCTAACACCTCGTATCTATCTTTTCCAACAAGCATCATTAGACTAGAACCGTTATCCCACTTAACCCACATCTGATCTTCAGAACCTTCATGTCTATGAATCAATTCTATTGTTCCTTCGTCATGTGGTTTCAGTTCTGTATATCTATCATCTGTATAGATTAATCTAATTCTTCTACCTGAAAGTGAGAAGTCATAGTCTTTGTCTTTACTTAGTATCTTCTTCAAGGCTTCTAATCTTTCTTGGTTTGAATTATCTTCTGTCATTGTGGTTCATTCTCCAATGGAAATGTTTCTTGTTCTTCTTGAGTGTTATCAATCAATATAGAATGGTTTATTATTTTATCTGGAATATCCTTTAAGTTTTCAGTGACTATTATCAATGGAGAATTTATTTTTCCTCTTACCATTGCATTAATCATAGGATAGTAGTTCTTCCATTCTTTCTGTGATAGTTTCAATTTCTTAACACCTCAAAAACTTTGATACTTCTTTTACGAAGTCCTGTCTTAATACTCTCTCAACGTCTGCAACCGTTGGACAAGCAATGAATCCTTTACCAAACATATCAGGGAACATTCCATCTGAATCACAATCTGCTTTATTCATTCCGATACCAATACCTAACACACTGTATCTATTCATTCTCATTTCATTTACACATTGTTTCACTTTAGGAATATCTGTATTGTCGTTTGGATAACCGTCTGTTAAGAAGAACATCACTTTACGAGTTCCTTGCATTCTATCTAATTGATTTTTACAGTATATCATTCCTTTAGCCATTGGAGTTAATGATGATGCTTGAAATCCATACAACTCTTTTCTGTTTGTGGCTTCTATTATTCTACAACTGGAATCATTACCTGTCCAACCAATTATCTTTACTTTTACTTTTGGAATTGATTTGATTGATTCCAATAAGTTAGCACAGATATCTAAACAAGTTTGAATTTTGTTTCCATCCATTGAACTTGAAAGATCAACACCTATTATAGCTTGAAATTCATTTGTGTTTTCTTCTTGAATAAATACTTCAGGTCTTCCATCTATTCTAGAATCAATGAAGGCGTTGATATCTAACTCGCTTCCTTCTGGTGCGTTATCTTCTCCTGATGATTGAAGTATCTTTTCAAATGTTTTACTTAGTTGTTTAACAAGCATACGATTTACTGGAACTTCATTACCATTTGGATTATAGCCTTTGTTGACATGACAGTGTTTTAATTCTTCTTGAACGTTTATTGCATTTGTATCATCTGAATAACTAGTGTCGTATAATGCTTCTTCAACTTTATTAAATTCTTCTTGTCCATCTTCTTGATCTTCATCGCTGACTTCATCTTCTAAGTTATTCCAATCCTCTGTTCCATTAGTTTGAGATGAAGAAATACTGTTGTCACCTTTATCCCAATCATCTGATAGAGTAGAGTTCTTTGTTTGATCACTTATAGTTTGATCAATAGAATCAAGTTCTTCTTTAGCATCCCAACCTTCTTGTGACATACTATCGCCTTCATCTATATCATTACCGTCATCTCCAAGACCAGCTTCTGATTCCATTTCTGATTCTTCATCAGAATCTTGATCTCCACTACCTGAAGTTGAATTATCGTAATCATCTGAATCACTTTCTTCTCCATCATCACTATCTGCACTACTTTCACTTTGACTATCTTGATCAGTATCATCTGAATCATTATCACCGTCGCCATCTTGTGTTTCAGGTTCTGGTTGTTCTGGTTCAATCTTTTGAAGATTACCAAGTAGCCAAGGTGCTATAACTTTATTGTAGAATGATTTACTAAGTTTTGAAAGTCCTAACTTGCTAAGTCCTTTTGCTTTATTGATATAGTAATCCATTGTTTCATTGTCAAACCTCTCACTTGAACTTAGGTCAACTCCCATCTGTCTTGCTTTCAAAGCTTGAACTGGATTAAGAATTTCATCTACTGGAAATTGTGATTGTCTTTCAATATCTTCCTTAGTTATTCTTTCTCCTGTTCCAACATACTGTTTACCTATTGCATCTTGACATCTTATTTGGTTTAGAGTTTCGTAGCCTTCTAAATTTATTTCGTAAGATTGTTTTCTCCAATCAGGATTGGATATTTTATGTGATTCTTCATGTGCCCATTGCTTTGCATATTGGTAATCACTTCCATAGAATACTTCTGCCATAGCTCTTTCAATAGAAGTTTTAGTATTGTAAGAACTAACTCCTATCTGTATTATATCTTCTTCTCTATTACCAATCCATTCAGTTCTGTTAAAGATTCTAAATTCTCCCATTGGTATTTGATCATCTATGAAATGTGTCGTAGTCTTTCCAGTGAACTTCTCTATCAGTTTAACTGTGTTAGAAATTATCTTGTCCTTTTCAGAACTTTCAAAGGATAGTCCTGAATTGAAGTTGTTGTTTGAATCAGTGAAGTATGACATTTCTATAATTCCTCATCTGAAGCATTTTCCAATGCTTCGTCGCCTTTAGCAGTAAAGATGTTAGAACCAAATGCAGATTCAATTCTACTTTTCACTGTTGATATCTCACCGACTTCGTCGTAGAAGGAAATAACATTCATGTCTAAACATAACCTAAGTATTTCTACGGAATCTTCTTCGTAAGAAACATAGGCATCAATGAACTTCTGAATATCTCTAGTTGATAATGCGTATGATAACTTCTGTTGTTCTACGAAGTCTCTGGTGTTCTTTGCAAGTAGCATGATACCTTTCTGAATACTAGTATCAACTCCACGCCATTGAATTGCTTTTCTTTCTTGTCTTACGTTAGGATAATTCCATTTCCAAATACTGAATCTTGATTGAAGATCTTCGTTAAGATCATTGGAAGCCTGATAAGATGCTGGATTGGTTGTTGCAAATATACCAAGTTTAACTCCATCATTAAGTTTGAAACGTTTTCCAATCTCTGGAATATACATTCCTTTTCTCCAATCGAGTAATGGGTTTAGAAGTTTTTGCATCGCTGGAGTTAATGCGTTAAGTTCTTCGAGAACAAGAATAGCCATACCAAATTGATTAGCACATTCTATGATTCTTGGAATGAATCCTAACTCGAATGGAGTCACTCCACCAGCAACTCCAGTCTTAGTTCCTTGAAGATCATACTTCTTAGTTCCTTCAGAGCAATCATATTCTATGATAGGACATCTTTTCTTTTCAGCGTATTTTGCTAAGCCAAGTGTCTTACCAATACCTTTCGGTCCTTGAATTAAAAGTGGAATACCACTTTTCATGTGAGCATCAAATACTTTAAACTCACTATGAACTTCAACGTAGTGTGGAATGTTTAATTCAATATACTTAGTATGATCAACTGGAACTTGAACTGACATTAAACTTCCATTAGAAGAACTTCCATTAGAAGAACCTACTGAAACTTCTGCTGGGTGATCTGTCTTGTCAACAGTATTCAATAACTTAGTATATCGTGTCACTAGTCTTTTGAATTTGGAAGGATCTAATATCTTTCCATCTTTACTAACGACAGGATTCTTTCTTCTACCGTTCTTCAACTCTTGTTGGTAAATTGCTTGACAAGAACGTTTTACATTTCCATCAAGTTCTTTACCACCGAAGATAGTATCAGCGATGGTTTTCAAATAATCGCCCATCACTTCTTTTTTATTTTCGGCTTCTTTTACTATTGTCACTTTCTTTTCAGGCATTACTTCTCCACTACTTCCACCTGATTGAGTGGATTGTTTTGTTTTTGTTTTTGCTTTCATATTTCTAATTGTTTATTCCTCTACGATCTTTCTCAAGTTAGATCGTCTTGCTTTCTTTTCAGTTATCTTTCCACCTCGTTCTAATAGTTTCATGGTTTCTCCAACATTAGTTAAAGTTGATTGATACCATTTTCCATCTACTTTGACTAATTGAGTTCCATCACCATCAACTCCGAAGTGAGTGACTTTCTGTTTAGAAAGTTTTTCTATGTTTCGCATATTTAGACCAGCGATAACGATAGGTGTCTTACCAGAGTTATTCAACTTATCTGAATAAGCCTGACCCTTCTGTTGTAGTTTAGCAATCTTTTCTTCGTAGGCTTTGATACGAAGTTTTGCTTTCTCTATTCTTTCTTGAACTCTTGTTATCTTTTTGCTAACACCATTAACTCTGTCAGCAACTCTAGTGCTTCTTTTAAGACCACGATCTGTTTTCTTATTTACTGAAGCCTTAGTTCCAACAACATATATTGTGCTGTGTGCTTTATCTGATAACTTCTTAGAAGTTCTTGCGACTTCTTTCTTTACCTTTCTTTCAGTTTTCTGTTTCAACTTCTTACCTTCTTTTCTTTCAGAAGATTTATTTGACTTAGAAAGTTTCTTTGACTTCTCTAAGTTTTCTTTTGCTGTTTTATTGGAAGCCCTCTTTTCGATTGTCTTAATACATTTCTCACAAAGGACTGCCATCTCCATGTAATTTCTGCAACTAGTTTTCTTGTTGCACATATTACAAACAACTGAAGCTGACATTTAGATAACTCCAGCGTTAAGAAGTTCAACTTCTGTAAAACAGTTATCTACTTTCTTAACGTCTTTCTTTTCTTTTTGGTTTTCTATCAAACCATCGACTTCACTTAGTTGAACAACATCAAATGGATTGTCAACTTTTGAAACACTTGATACGACGTTCTTTGTTGCAATAAATAGAACGGTTAGGTTTCGTGCTTCGTTCTCACAAGTTTCTTGTAAAAGTTTTCTTGCTTCTTGTGATTTCTTCTTAGCAAGTTTTCTTTTCATTGCTTGGAACTGAATTGATTTTCTTTTCAGTTCGTTAGCAAACTTAGTCAATTCTTTTTGTCTAAGTTTTTCTTTCTGCTTTTCTTGTTGTGCCTTTTCAAAAAATACTTTGGAAGATGATTTATTTTCTACTACGAGTTTGACATTACAACTTTGAGTATCAGAGATACTTTCAGTTGGCTTATCAAAAGCGACAACGACATTAGATTTTTTGTGCTGTGCTTCTAGTAGAATATCACCGATTGTTCTCCCACCGAAAACACTTTTCTTGGCGTGTTTTCTTGAAGTTTTCGTGGAAGCATTCTGGATGGTAATTTTCTTAGCCATAAAAACTACTACGTGGTCGTAAGATATAAGACCACTCCGTAAATCCCTCCGTAAATTCAACCGATTAAGTAATACTTAATTTCTTAAGTAATAAATTAAGTAATTAGTAAATTAATAAATTCCTAAATTGTCAAACTATTACTTAAGAAAAAATGGTAAAAATTAAGTAAATAAAACTTAGGACTTTTTTTCATATTTGCAAGCTTTACAAATTTTTCCATCAAAAGTTTTTTTGCCTTTTGATCCATTAGGTTTCTGCTGACATAAATTTGGACAATGGTATTTCCATCTCATCTTATCGCTATTTAGTTCAGTAGAGGTTCTATGCTTAACTTCAAAATTTGCTTTCTTAGGCTTTGCTTCTTTCTTCTGTTTTTTGAGATTCTCTTTGGCTATCCAATCGCTAGGAAACCAGCTCATTCTATTGTGCCTTTAGTATTTACAGTATCTTTAGTATCTTCGAGATCTTTATTAACAACCTTTTTTGGAAACTTTCTTTGTTCTCTCAAAGTGTTGCCACAATGAAGACATCTTATGACATGATTAAGATTCCACTTTACACCACAGCATTCTTTTTTCCAATCTGGTCTATCAATCGAACTTTCCATCATACTCTCCTTTACTATAATGTCTTATAAAACTCGTATGGCAGTTCTCACAACTTATGAATAATCTAACAACTAGTTGACCATAGAAGAATGAATCTTTATCATTGTCTATCTGTGGTCCAGTCTTACTGAAATGTAATTTTCCTACATCACAACATGGACATGGATATTTGTTATCCCACATACTCTTTACAACATCTACCTGATCTTGATGATCTTCATCAAACAATCTTAATTGCCTAGACATTATTCATTAACTCCTTATGTGCTCTTTTCACTTTACTATTTCTTGGACTTTCTCTAAGTCTGTAATTACAACATGGACAGTATAATCCATTCCACATAATAAATATCATACAGGTATTACAATATTTTTGACCTTCAGAATATCTTGTCAAAGGTGGAAGTGGTTTTTTTGCTTTCCACTTATCACATTTACTTTTGCAAGGCATTATCTTTCTCCTTTCTTTGTTTTTTATAACATCTTCTACACATCTTTGAATACATGACATATTGACCACATTGACATTGACCCATTATTCATTACCTCCTTTCAAAACCCATGCTAAATCCTCTATTGGATCTAGATCTGAAAACTCTGTATGATAGCATTTGAAACCTTCTACACCTCTCATCTCTTTTAGTTCTCCTTTATGTGCTAATTCCCCATCTTTGTAGCCCACGATTAAAGCAGATGTATCTGTTGTTATTTCCTTTTTGTCTGTATCAAATAGAATCTGAATATAGAAAGGTGGAGTTCTTTTCTTTGCATAATCTTCTCTAATGAGTAAATTAAGTTTCATACTAAATGGAAAGCAAGATGCTTTTACTTCAAACCTTCCTTCAAAGTCTGGTTGACCAAAATTATCTACTAAGTTATCATGCGTATTTCCCATCTTAAAGTTTCCATACCAATATTCAGCAAATACTAGTTCTCCCATTAAACCTGTGAGAGTGTCAACTTCTGAAGCTTTTGTTCTGTTCATTTGCATTGCTCTCTCTAAACTTTTAGCATAATCTAACATCTCTTTAGTTATTATAACGTGTTGAATATCTTCAGTAGTAATCATTCTTCATTATCTCCATCATGGCATTTACAACAACATTTGAAATCAGGTAAGTGATCTAATTCTTCAATACTAAGTTCTTTTTTTGTATAAACACAAAAACAATCAGGACACATATAATGTTCCACATTTGAACAATATGTCATTTCTTATTCTCCTTCTTTTTGAATTGCATTTTTTTAGGTTCTGCAAGTCTTCCTGAAATGAATGTCTTAGGTAATTCTTTCTTGTGTAATTTCCATGCGTGTTCTTTACACAACTGCCACTTCTCCCAATTAATATGTCGATGACCATTTCTTGTAGTTATCTTACACCCTTTATACTTACAATGCATTTCCTTTTTTCTTCTCCTCTATCTCTGAAGTTGATTCAACACCAACATATCTCCAGCATTTAGATTGTTTATCATACTTCACCTGCCAATCGAATTGATGTTCTAAGTCAGGCTTTATTGAATTATATTGACTTTTTGAGATATTCAACTTTTCTCTTAAATCATAATTATGTATGACCTTCTTCTCTTTTATGAGATTTATCATTCTTTGCATCATTCTGATTTCATTACGTCTGCCAACCATTTTTTTTACTTTTTACTTTTTACTTTAACCAAGTTATTAAAATTACCTTCGTAGCATCTTAACCTTTGTATAATAATAATTTTATTTTAAAAATTTTTTTTATTACCAGTCTAAAAATAAATAAAGTAAAGAATCTCATGAGTAAAAAATCAAGAAAAAATCAATCATTTTTTAGACGAGAATTTTCATCAGAAGTGACGAGAATAATGTTTGGATGTTTCTTGCATACAGGACACCATTCTTTGCATGATAGTTTTCTTGGCTTACAACTCTCACAATCTTCATTAACGATACATTTTGTTCCATCATTACAGATTCCACAAAGTCTCACAGAAGGTAAATCCATTTCAGGCTTCCAGTCTTTCTTCCATAATGTTTCAGTTTTAATCTTAAACTTGGGTTTTTTCTTACCTGAACATTTATGTGGTAATTCTCTATCAGAATCCCACAATCTCCATTTGCCTGTTGATTCTCCATAGACTGTGTCCCATTTGTAATCTCTACCATCTTCACATTTTTTACACTTTGGCATTTCTTATCTCTCTTAATAGAGCATCTTTTGCCTGTTCTTTAGTATATGCTTTCCTATCCCACAATTCAGGAATATCATATTTATTCAAATCATAAACTTTCCAACCATTACCTTCCAAGATTATTCTTTGATCTTGATCTTTTATTGCCTGTCTTTTCTTTTCATGAACTTCTCCATTAAGACGAAATGCAACTTTATGTTCTTTAGAAATTACAGCGATATCTAATAGAGCATTTTTACTAAGTATTCCATCTACATCTTTCAGATCTTTTACTGGATATTCCATTGTTATTTCAAAATTAGGTGGCATTAGTTCAAACAGTAATTTGTAGCAATAATATTGTTCAGGTCTAAATTGATTAGCATCACAATTTCTGTGCATCCAAGATTTCTTCCCTGCCATCATTCATTAAAGTAATCTGCATCGAAGTCTTGAATCTTTGGTTGTTTTTTAGCGATAACTCTATCTAATAATTTACCATCTTTGTAATCTACAACATCTACTTCTACTACTTTACTCTCATTTCCGTTTTCATCTACTGAAGTTGAATCTGTCACTCTTTCACCTTCTTCTCTTTCAATTACTACACAACCTTGATCTTCGTATAGTTTTTCATCTTCTTGATCATCATCTTTTGGAAAAGATTCTTCACATTTTTCTATACTTTGTAATATATTCTCATCACATAATTCTACATGATCTTCAAATATCTGATAAACCTGTTCTTCATACACTTTGTTTGCTTCTAATATTATTGAAAACAATCTTTTATCTTCTTTATTTTTGAATTGTCTAAGTGGATCATTCAATAATTTTTTAAGATCATTTGATATTGTTGGTTCATGTTCTCCCATATCTGAATCGTATGCTTTGTATAATCCACTAAATTTATTCTTAATTGCAAGTTCTCTCATTCTAATTAGATTATGTTTTATGTTATCTTCATCATTATGAATCATATCTCCCCATCCATAATAATTACTTCCAACTTTATAGACATGAGTTGATCCCCATTTCAAATTCAATAGTTCTTGTTTTGCTATATGAGTTCCATTATTATTTACAAAGAGATTGGTTTCACTAGGTTGTTCTTCTACTGGAATAATCTCTTTCCATTCTTTAGTATCTTCATCATAATGCAATCTTTCTTCAGGTAGTTTTTTCTGTTCATCTGTTTTCTTTAATTCCTTAAAGGCTTCTTTTCTTTCTTCTATAATTTTAGAATGAGGATTTTTATCATTATCGAGAACATCAGATACTTCTTCTAATGACTTATGATAATCTATTTGTTTTTCAATACTTTTTAATTTCTCTTGTTTCTTTTGTTCTTTCTGTTCTTCTTCTGTAAAAAAAGAATCGAGAGTTGAGGAATCACTCACTTACTTTCACTCCCATAGGTTCGTTCCAGTTTTTTTCCTCAACTTTTTTGTAGTAAATTAATCCAGTTCTTTTATTGAACGTCTTGATTACTTTACCTTGTTTGTGAAGTTCAGAAAGTCTTCCACGAATTGTAGATCTTGCTCTATCTGGAATCATTAGCTGTTCCATTTCTATTGGTTTGTCAGCATTGTTTATCATTGCAAGAAGTTGTTCTTGTAATGAAACGTTTCCTCTTTTCTGTCTTTTCCTATTTGTTTTGATAGGTGGAAGTAGCATAACTGTTTCTTTTCCTTTGTAAACAATTACGTTATCTCCTTCTTTTAGATTCCAGAACTTTACGAATTGTGGTGGAAGTTCTACTCTCATTCCCTTCTCTATAACAATCTCGTTGTCCATAGTTTTATTTTTCATTATCATTATTTACCTCTTTGTCATAATCTGTTAATCTGATTGGATTCATACAATAAGGGCAAGTTGAAAACAATTTTTGTTCTCCAAGAAGTTCATACGCACAATGAGGGCATTTTTGTTTTTCAGACATTTCATAAAAAAAAGAAAGAGGGATTAGAACAATCCTAGAATCTCTGCCATAACTTTCAACTGTTCTAATGCAACAGCTTTCCAGTTTTCAGCATCTTTCTTGTATTGTTCTATTGTTGCGTTTGCAGTATTCAATTCCTCTATCTTACCTATGTTTTCCTCTGCAATATTGTTAGCAGTTGTTAACTCCGATTTCAGTGTAGAAATTTGATTCTGATAAAGTATTTCTCTCTCATTAGAATTTGCTAAATGTAATTTCAATTCAGCAATTTCTTTTTCTAAGGGAGTAATCCTCTCACTGATTTTTGCTTCTATCTGTGTTTTGAAGTTCTTTGCTTGTGCTGATACTTCTTGATGTGAAGTGTTAGATTTTACTTCTGCTGTTTCACCTTCCATCACATAGAATTTACCTGTGATCTTTGTTGTTCTATCAACCCATTCGTGATATCCTAGATCGAAATCACTAAAGTCAATTACACAAACTGCGTATTCATCTGCACCCCAACCAGATTGACAATTAAACCAATGATGATTTCTATCTATTGCTTCAAAGCCTTTTACACCTGATGGATCACCTGTGAAATGTAGTTTGTCAGATTGTTTTACTTCTAACATCAAAGGCATATCACTTCCAGTAATTTCATACTGCTCTGCGTTTGCTGTGACCGTCAATGTGATTGCACTTAACAATGCAACCATACTTAACAGTGCTATGTTTTTCACTCTCATTTTTTTTGTTTCACCTCCTATTGTTTTTTGTTATTCGTTGGTTTTCTAACCTTCTTACGAGATAACTGTAATCTTTCAATTTCCCTTATAGCTTTCAATAAACAAACTCTCAAAGCTAAAGGATCATGTTTTGAAATTTCTCTTTCACATATTTTGCAATTTGTTTCTACCATTTCATTACTCCATTAGAAAAAAGGAAAGGAATATCAAGTTCCATCTGAATCCACAACTCCACGAACATCTGATTCAAAGACTGCTTCGTTTTGGGCGTGCATTGGACTATCATCCATCTTTGCTACTCTTTTACCTTTAGTTCCTTTTCTTAACCAAATTCTATACGTTGAAGTATGAGCTACGATGTTTCCACCGACAGGTCGAATTGGATTTCCAAAGGGATCTGGATTAGATAATACTTGATTTGTCACAACAACAGCAATGTTATACACTTCTGCTATTCGTGATACTTTATGTAGAAACTTTCCTAACTCTGCTTGTCTTGGAGCAAGTTGTCCACGACCTAGATATTCTGATCTAAAGTGAGTTGTTAATGAATCAACAATCACAAGAACAATTCTTGGATCTCCATCTTTCTTATCTTCAGATTCCAGTTTGAGTTGTTGTGCCATCTGTTCTAAAACTAATTCCTGATGAGATGCACTAGAAGCTCTTGCGACAGTTATTCTGTCCAAAAACTTTACTAAATCCATTTGATTTTCTGGAATAGCTTTTTCACCTTTCTTGCGTTTTTTGATAGGTATCAATTCGTTCTCACAAACAATGTCTGCGATACGTTCTGGTCTAAACGTGTTTTCTGTATCTATCCATACAACTTCTCCATTCAAACCACCTTGATCTTCAGGTAATTGACATCTTACAGCAAGACTATGACAAATCTGTGTTTTTCCACAACCATAAACTCCATAGAACTCTGTGACAGCTTGTGGTTCTATTCCACCACCTAACAAATTGTCAAGTGCTGATGAACCTGTTTTCAATCTTTTAGAATTTATTTTTGTGTCTCTGTATTCTTTGAGTTCACTTGCCTTCATGAATGAATTTCTAATAGCACCACTCGCTTCTAAAAATTCTCTTGCTTTTCTAACCATCTTTTCTGTCATAGCAACTTCCATTCCAGTTAGTTCTGCCAAAGGCATTGGACCAGCAGTGACAATATCCATAGCAGTATGAATACCAGCTTCGTTCAATCTATTCTTACGAACAGTTCCAACTCCATCTAGTTTTGCTATGTCAAATTCTTCGATTTCAAGTTCCTGTTTTTTAATTTCGTCAACTTCTTCAGGATCTTTTGTTTCTTTCGTTGTCAGCATTTCTCTAAGTAGTTTTTTCTTAACCTCATCTTCTGATTCTACTTCAGTTTCAGTGAGTTCGGTTTCAGTTGTTTCTACTTCTGTATTTTCCGTCATTGGTTCTTTATCTTCTTTCTTTGATTTAACCGTTGCTTTCTTTTTTGTTTCTTTCTTTTTTGTTTCTTTTACCATTTTAACATCTCCATAAAAAAGGGAAGGATAGTGTGGTTCATCTACTCCACACGATTGCAAAGCTTTTCAAAAGTCCTTCCCAAGCGATTAGTCTTTCTTTTGGTTCAGGTGTCAATCCATTGTTTGCATAGAAACTATCCAATATATCATTGGCTAATTTCCCTGCTGTATCATGGAAAGCTTTTACTTCTGTGAATCTTGCTTCGTTAGATCTCTGTGGAGATCCTGATGAATTTGAAGCATTATTCGTTTTCTTTGGAGCATTGAAATCGGTGACTTCTAAATCAAGTTCCCTTTGTATTGCATTGATTCTTTGTTTTGCTGTTGCACGTTCAGAATCACTAGCACTACTTTCTTTCTTTAGTTTTGCCCATTCCGTCTTCAATTCAGAAAACTTAGCTTTTTTTGCTGGATCGTAGTTTTTTTCTGTTTCACTCATTTCTTTTTCCTCATTTGTTTCTCAACTTCATTCAACTTTTTCTTGAAAAATCCAAGTTGCTTGAGTTGATCTTCAATGATCCCACCCATTGTTCTTTCTTCATTCGGCATACTTGCCATCATCTTCAGAACTCTGTGATAGGAATCACCTATTAACACTGGTTGAGACATTAACTATTAATGAATTAATTAATTAATAAACGTATAGCGTTGTTATTGTTTTCTGCTTGATTTTTCTTGTTTCTTTTCTATTTCTTGTAGTTTTATCATAGCCATCTGGTGTTGTTGTTGTATCATTTGATTCTCTTTTACCAATAACTCGACAAGATTCAATTCTAATTGATCTGCTTTTTGTCGTAAATATGCAATATCTTTCAAAATGGTGTTAACATTAGTTCCCTGATTTTGTTGTTCTGCTGACATATTTCACTTAGTATGTTTTTCCTATTATACTTTCCTGATATTATTATGTTTCATCTGTTTTAACAGGTTCTTCTATTTCTACATATTCGTCATCTTCTGGTTCTTCATCTTCAACTACATCATCTCTAGGAAAATTTGGGTTTTGTGGAGCTGGATCATTTACTTCTTCAGACATATCTAACAACATCACATCTTTCTAATAAACCTATGACCATACAGGGAATTTGTATGAACCACCATCAACCATAATTTTAACCCAACCAGTAGGATATAACATTCCTTGCCAATAATTAGAACTGATATATGAACTTGGTGAAGTGTATGTTCCATTTCTTATGTCTATTACCTTGTAAATTTTAATTCTGTCATCTTCTATTCTAAATCTTGTTCCATCATTATATAATGTCATACCACCTGATGATCCAATTTTATAATCAAATGTATCACTAGTTGAAGTAATCTTGAAATCTAAACCACCTGAATCTGTATTTGTATATGCAATTTGTGTTCCACCATATTGAAAACTGATTGGTTCATACATTCTAATATAATCTGTTTCAACTGTCATTCTTGTTGTTCCGTTTGTTTGGAAATAATGTTCATCACTAGAAGAATGTGTATCATAAATTAAACCAGAACTTGAATTAGAAATTTCTCCACCTTGAGTTGAGCTTGTTCCAAATTCTATTTGACCAGCATTTGAAATATAATATCCACCCATATCCAAAGTTTGTGTAGCAGTATGATTTCCTAAGTTATCAGAACCACCACTACTAATTGTTTGCCATGTCATATCTCCTCTAAGATATTTTGATGAACTTGGACTACTACCTAAAGAATCAGCAGTTATACCATTAGAATCAATAGTTGCTTTCAAAGAACCATTAACATAAAATTTATGTGATTTACTTGATGGAACATTATATCTTATTCCTGTTGGAGAAGTTCCACCATCAGCTTCAATACCATACGAACTGTTAGGTAATACATCGCTTGAACTAGCTGATGTTGCAAACAAAAGTTGATCTACATCTTTGATATTGTATGTATTCATATCTAAATGAGATTCAATTCCAACTGTGCTTGATTGTGAATCCCATGCACCTTTAATGGATTTATCAGCCATGTCTAACTGTGCTGTTGCTGGATTTTGCATTCCACTTCCACCACCACTAGAACCTGAAGTTTGAGAAATTACTGTCCATGAACCTGAACTAGAATTTGCAATAGGATAGTTTTCTGACCATTGAAGAAATATTTTCTCATCTTTTGCAACATCTGTATCTGATGATATGTTTATGTTTCCAGCAGTTTTCAATCTTAAAGTATATGATGTTGTATTTGAATCTCCACCAGCTTTGTAGAATGGTTCTAAAATTAAGATTTGACCATCATGTTGTGCTTGTCTAATCCATTTAATTTCAATTATGTTAGATGTAGATTCATCTCCTTTTGCTTTTACAATTATGTATGGATTGAAAGCAAATATTGAATCATATATAGTGCTACCATTAAAGGTTTCATTATTTGATCTTACTTGAACTTCTCTAGTTAATGATACTGCACCTGTCAATGTATTTGCAAATCCAACACCAGCATCACCACTATCTGTTGCAGAACTATCAACTCCTATACCTTCTACTGAATTATAGAAAGTTGTGTATTGTTCTTCTTTTAGATTCTCAACCTGTTTTTCAAGATTGTAAATCTTATCGTATATGTTTTCACCAATTTCATCCCATGCCATTTAGATCACGAATTTCCTTGTTCCAGTTATAACCATTCTGTAAGAGTTTGCATCTAAAATATGTTTTACTTCTTGAACACCAATATCAAAATATGGAACACCACCATCTGTTGTTGTTGATGGAACTTTTGTTCCCTTTATTCTAACTTTATCTCCAACTCTAACTCTTACATCTCCAAAACAGGTGACAGTATAATCTTGTGGAAAGAATTTCAATCTCTCTCTTCTTCCTTGAGCTATTCTTTTTGCAGTAAGATAATCGTATGCTTGAGCTGATTCTTCTACTGCTGACGTTCTTGCTCCTGATTCTGGAGTTGTTCCTTCTAATGATGAAACATACAAATCTTTTTCAAACTTGAACTCATCTATTGTGTATCTAACTTTGTCAATATCATAAAGTGATTCATCTTGTGTTTGTGCAACTGTGACAGCAGTTCCTACAATTCCAAGAAATGGTCTTAGCCACCAAGATGTTGTTGCTCCAGTTCCAGAAGTCATTGCATCTTTTGCTAATGCTAATTGCCAACCTGTGTATTGACCAAATTCTGATTTAGCATAAGAATGATCCCATTGTATTCCAACAGCTTTTATGAATCTCCAATCAAAAGCAATTCCAGTATATTCTCTTTCTGGAAGATACCAATCATCTCCAACCAAATCATATCCCATGAATAAAGATTGCTCATCTAATCTGTTGAAGTGTCTTTTCATTCCTTGACCTAATGGTATTCTAACAAATTGCCAACCACCATTTCTTCGTAATTCAAATTTTGCAAACATTATTCTATCAAACATATCCATAAACCAAATTGTATGTTTTGTATTATGAAATCCACTAGGAGTTAATGAAAGAGTTCCATTTTGTAGTTTATCATACAATACTTCTAATTTTATTTTGAAACTAACACCTGTTATAACTCCTAGATCTTCACTATCTGTTCCATGATTCCAACCTTTCTGTCCCTTAGAATTATAATCTAAATTATTTCTATTCAACCAACTCTTTACTACATTAGTTCCACCATAAACACTTCCCACATCTGAATTTGTTGCACTAGAATCTGCAACTCTTGGATATGGAAACATCATATACCACCATGCTCCTCTACTGTTTTTGTTTTCACCTCTACCATTTAATATTCTCCAATCAAAAGTCCATTGTGATGCACTATTAACTCCCTTTGTTGCTCCTTCAACTGTTTGAATATCTTTTACTAAATGTAATGGAGCAGTTCCATCTGCACTACCATAACCTGATGTTCCATGATCTTGAATACTGAATGCTTTTTTATTTGCTAAGTCTGTGTTAACATTTCTTGCAGTAGAAGTGTTTGAACCAGTTCCCCAATTACTGTTTGCTGTATTCCATTTTAGAAGTTCTCCTGTATCAAGATTTACAACTACATCATTATTCTGTGGAGCATTACTGAATCTCCAAACAGGAGTTCCTTGACCTGTTAATCCAACTGTAAGTGCATTTGGATCTGGATATCTATCATACTGTGCAATCTTGTTTGCATTTCCTGAAAAATCTCCTGAAGGAGATGTTCCAACTAAAATTCTTTGACCATGAAACAATTCTTTTCCAGTTGGAGGAGTGTTTGAAATTCTTGTCACCCACTTTATACTCAAGTGTTGAAATTCATTGTTAAAGTTTCTATCATAATTTCCTCTTACTATATTCCAATCTGGAGCAAAACCAACATAACCATCACCTGCTCCACTTGAACTTTCAAACAATGATTTATCAGGACTTGGATTTGCTAGACTTCTAATCTGATCTTTTCTATCCTTCAACCAAGGGTTCAAATCATCAGCAGTTGTAGTCACATCTTCTTGCCAATAACTACTGAATAGATTTGGTTGTTTAGGATTTGATGCACTACTAGATTGAATACACTTGTAAAATTTATCTTGACCACTTACTTCAAATTTAACATAACTTTCGTTTGCTGTATAAGTTCCTGATTGAACCCAATCAGGTCTTCTTCTTGCGTGTTCAAATTCACTTCTAAATCTACAATGATTCATTGGTAATGTTCCCTGACCTCTTGCTCCTTTTACTATAACAAGATTCTTGAATCTCTGATTATCAGTTCTCCAAACTTTATCTTTCTGTTCTCCACCACCAATATCTATTGGAGATATTGTGACAAGACCATCTGCTGAATTATGATGTCCATATTTTTTTGCAAATATATCAAAAGTGTTAGCCCAAGTTGAATTTGGATTCGTGTCCCAAAAATAATCAGTCATAACACCACCAGAAACACCAGCTTCTGATAATGTTTTGATTATCTTATTCATTTGATCCATGACGGTTCTAGGACTGCTTGAAACCCAACCTTGTTTTATGTCATGTTGATCTGGAAGATCAATATTAGAATCTGTATATGTGGCAGTTATTGTTTGATTAACACCCTCTACACTTCCAAAACTAGGAGTGTCCATGTAATTTCTTATTCTTTGTATGAATGCTTGTTTTGGAGTTTTGAAAAATAATTGTTCTGAATCTAAAGTTTCTTTGAAGATGTATTCTAAACCACGACCTGTTATGACTAAAACCTCTCCATTTGCTTGATCTTCTCTTAATGTCGCATCACTTATTTCAAAACGAAATAACTTTCCATCTTTTGAACCTTGACTTATCTGTGCTTGAATTAGATATTTGTATTTTGCAAGTTCATCAATTAGAATTGGACCATTTCTGATAAAAGTTCCTTGTGGATCTGTTCTAAGTGTTAACGTGCAAGTATCAGTTCTATCAACACTAGAGTTTACTAACTCCATTGAGATTAACCAATTTGTCAAATCTCCATTTGAAACAGCACCGATTGAAGGACCAGTTATTGGATTACCTGAATACTTGTTAATCAGTTTTACAACTTTTGTATAGTTATCTCTAGCCATTAGATATTACCTGATTCATCTGCTATGTGTCTTCCACCAAAAGCAAGAGTTATTCTAAAAGCGTATCTTGTTTTCTCTTGACCTGAATATCCTATTGTCATGTCTTTAATCATAAGTCCTCTACCAATAGCACCTGAACCATCGTAATTATCTTTTCTTGGATCTATTTGATAATGAGTTGCATTTCCTATTCTAATTCCAAATCTACCATGAACTAAGTTTGTTGTAGTCTGTTGTAATATTCTGAAATGTTTTAACTTTGTAATATCTGTTGATTCTTTTCTTATTATTCCCTGTATTGTTATTGATCTTGTTGCAAGTCCATCATCACGAATGAATATCTGTCTATTACCTTCTGAATTTACTGAAACCTGTTCATTAATTCTATTTCCATAAGTTTCTTGAACTGCTTCCAATATATTATCTGGAGCATCATATTCTAAACATTGTTGATTAGCTATGCTTTTTGAAGAATCTGCTGATATTAGACTAGCAACACTTGTTGTCAAAGTGCTATCGCTTCTCCAAAATAAAACTGCGTTTGCCATGATTATAATCCCTGAAACTGTGGTCTATCTGTGAGATGAGCATAACTCTTATCTCTCGTATTGCTACCACTAGTTCCAATTCCTTGTGAGACTGCTTCTGCACCAAATCCAAAGAAAACTTCTCCTCTATTAACTTGGTTAACGAACTCTAAATCAAAATATTCTTTCACCTGATCTGTCACTAATTTTCTAACATCAAATAATCCACCATCACCAAATTGTGCGACAACCATACTATATACTGTTGTTGCTACTGTTATTGCCATCATTACAGGAAAGAATTTTCCAGCTACACCCATTAACATATTTTGCATTGAACCTAATGGATTCTTTATTATTCCAAGTCCTTTCCCTGCCATACCCAATCCAGCTTGAGCTTGAGCTCTAATGCCTGCCATTTGAGCTTGTATTGATCTTAATTGCATACCTTGTAATTCATTTTCTGTTTGATTTTCTATTGATCTGTAAGTATTTGCTTGTCTTTCTTGTTCAGCTAATTCTCTTTCAGCTTTCAATCTTTCTATATCTTCTACCATTTGTTTCCATTTGTTTCCTCTAGAAATATCACGAGCTCCACCACCTGTTAATCCTTCAGCTAAACCTATTGGTTGTTCTGTTTTTCCTTTTGGTAATGTTGCTTGATCTGGATCTCCAAAAGCACCAAAATCCATACTTCCACTTCCAGTTAGATTTTGTGATTTCGTGACTTCTTTTAATTCCTTAGTTGCTTTCTTTAATGCTTTGGTTTCTTTTTTGACACCATGAATTACATCCATAGCTTTCTTGTAGGTTCTTTCATTTACTACATTATCTAGATTGATTTCCTCTTCTATAATATCATCATCAGCCATGTTTATTTACACCATACCATTGTTAAAAATCTTTTAGGATAGAAGATCATCTATCCACGCCTTAGTTTCAGCTTTTAGTCTTTCTTTGACTATTCTTCTTTTTTCTTTTATTGTTCCATTGATTAATTTTAATGCTCTAATACCAGATACATAATGACCTTTTGAAAAGAAACTCTTTCCACCCTTCTTCCAATGTAATGATACAGGTTTTGGTTGTGGTATTCTTACCATTTTTGCAGATGATGTATATCCATGTCTTCTTGCTTTCGCTAAAGGAGAACCAGCTTTAGTGCTTGTATTCCAAACCATTTTGAAAGTTTGACCTGTGCTTTTTGGTTCAATCCAATGTTTCTTTGTTCCGTATTCTCTAGCAACCGATACTGGAAAACCTGATTTTGAAATATAATCTGATTTTATGTAAGCTGAAACTCCTCTACCTCTAACAATTACTTTATCTAAATATGTTGCTTCTATTATCTTTGGAGAGTATTTCCACATTTTCATTTTCCATTTTATTGTTTCTACTATTTCTTCATTGATTATTTCAGTTGTTTTCTTGTGAATAAAATCTTCCCATTCAAAACCAAATTTCTCAACTGCTACTTCTCTTGTTTCTAAAAAATCTAACATCTCTTCTATATCATCAACAGTAGCATCTAAAGTCTGTCCCATTATGTTTGCCATTAAATTTCATCTCCATCAGTTTTATCTCTCATCTTTTCATCTGCAAAACCTAAAGCCATAGCACTCAACTTAGTAAATGTATTTCTATCAGAAGCACTTTGTTTGTTGGTTTTTGCAAATGCTAATTCAAACCATCTTATGATATTACCATAATCAATCTCGTTGAGAGATACATCTTGCGACAAAATTAATCTCCTAAGCAGTTCGTTTTATATGAACTATGTCTGTGATAGTTCCTTGAATCTGAACACTTTGAGTTGCATCTGTTCCCATATCAATAGTGAAACCTGATGGTTGACCTTTGAATTTAATCTTAATCATTTTTTCAGATTCATTATCTCCACCAATGGTTGAGTGGTTAGGACCAATCAAAGCTTCTGATGTTGTCACGAATGTCATTAGAACAGGTTCATATCTTTGTAATCTTTCAATCCAATATGATAATGAAGTTCCTTCTGCTGTTTTAGGACTGGTAGCAGATGAATCCCAATCGCTTGAAGCATCATCTATCATATCTGATGTTAGTTTTATTGTTGTTGAAAATGTATGGTTATGACCATTTGGATCCATAAATTTTAGACCTGCATCATCATAATGTGATGTTAGATTAAATGTGAATGTTATGTTTAATGACTGTCTTTCTTTCAAACGATAGAAATCTGCTGGTGTTTCTGGATTTGAAAATTGAATATATCCTTTATACTTTCTAGTTCTTAGCGATGGACTATTCCAATTATAATCAGTCATACACTAGTAATCATTGTTCTTGCTTTAAAAATATATTTTTATGAAGGAACAAGGTATATCGTAGTCACAGCACGTTCCACTTTATCATATTGACCTGTTCTAGATGTTGCTCCAAATACAGCATTGAAGTCTTTATTTACATTCTTTTTTACAAATCTACAAGCAATACTATTTCCTGAATCTCTATATCCATCTATTTCAGTTTCTAATGAACTTGTATTTTCATATTCCATAGTAAATGTTCCTTCATTGAAATTATCAGGGTCAGGATATCTTTTTCTTTCATCATCATAATGCGATGCAATCTGTGGACCAATATCTTCTTTGATAGAAAGTAAAGTGATTACAGTATTGGTTGAACCTCTACCTATCATCATAGTCATTTCAGAACCTAAAACACCACTTCCAGATTTTGATGCTCTATCTACAATTCTAATTGTTATTACAGATTGACTTCCGAATGGTTTTTGCATTGGTTGTCTTGACCATGTTTTTGTTTCTGAATACAGTTTTGCAGTTCCGAAATCTTGTCCTTCTAAAGCTGAAAGTATTGTGTTTTCTATTGTAGTTTGATTTGCTTCTTCTGTATCAAAATCTCTTATGTATCTAACGAAAAGTGTTATTTTAAATCCATCATTTTTTGTTATATCAGTTATACTTTCATCTGAACCTTGTGGTTCTTTTATGATTTCAACGTATGGATAGATTGGAAATTTTTGTCTAGTTGTATAGATTCTTAATGGATATGGGTATGTTTGTGATTCTAAGGTTGTCTTAATATCACTCGCAGTTTTACTTGCCATGATTACACACCTGATAGAATGTTCCGTTGATAGATATTGCTGGGTGGCATCCTTCATCTACCCAACTAGGATATTCTGATTCACTAATAGGTTGATTTCCTAATGTAGATTCAAAAGAATTATTCATGTTAGGAGTATAATCTGAAACAAAAACAAATGAAATTAAACCAACTATGATAATTGCTGGAACTATCCAAAACTTATTCATTATGAAGTCACCGTAAAATTTCTTATGACATGATTAACTTTATCATGTGCTACTATCTCATAAGAACCAACTGCATCTGTTGTGGCAGTTGCAAATGTGACACCACTAAAATCTCCATTATCATCTGTTAGAACTACTGCTGGAGATGTTGTTTGTGCTACTCCATTTCCATTCTTATCTACAATTTTAATTGATATTTCACCTCTTGGTTTGAAGTCTTTTCCAGTCATAGTTATTGTAGAACCAGCACTACCATTCGTAGGACTTATTGTAATTGTTGGATCTCTTCTAAATCCATGACCTTCATTCCATCCAAAAGTTTCTAAGATATATTTCTCTAGTTGTTGATTTGCTTCCATCCATAATGCGTTTTCTTCTGTTGTTTTCAATCTGAATTTACCTTCTACAAGATCTGATGCTACCACTTTCAAACTAAAAGTTAAAGCTGGTCTTGTTGAACTAGTTAATGGAAGTGATATAGAATAACCATATTCATCTGTTTTTCCGAATCTTTCTAATAATATACGATCTATGTAAGCATCTACTTCATCTATGTAAATATTAAGTTCATCATCTATTGAAGAATCAGAAGCTGGTATTCTAAGTTTTTCTTTTACCATTGATAAACTTGCATAGTGTGACATATTATACTATCACTCTTGCTTGTTTAAAAATATAAAAAAAGGGAAACATGGTTTTATCCATGAGTTTTCTAAGCCTATAAGTGAGATATACGACAGGTTGCTTCCACGTTCTTTGTGAATCCTGCAATCCTCTGTGTTCCAGTCAAGAAAATTGATTGGAGCTCATTTCTTCTTTGTGCTTCCATAGTTAGATCTCTTCCTGAAATCAAGCCGAATGCAATGTTTGGAACAAACATTACGGATCTGCTAGATCCAGATTGTGATCCACTTGCTAAAGCAGAAGATCTTACTACATTAGTTCCTGCGATTCTTTCGACAGTTGCTTCTGTAATGATTGCTGGACGACTAAAGGATATGAAACTATCGAGATCTGGATCAAATACAAGATCACGAATTGCTTTTCCTGTTGTGTATGTGACTAAGTTGCTAGGATCAAGACCTTCATCTTCGATAACTCCTTTTGCTGAAACTAATCCAGCGAAAGTTAAGTTTCCAAGACCAGATGCATCTGCTGTGATTTGTGAACCACTGTGAGATACCCATCTGTTTGCTTTTGAACCACCACCAACTGCTTTTCTGTTTGTAGCATCGCCTGCGGAACCTGAATCTGTGTTGTATGATACGTTTACAACTTCTTTTGATTCATCGTTTACTGATTCTAATGCGAATGATCTGTTTGCACTTGCAATCAAATCGATTGGGCTTTCCTCAATTTGAGTATAACCTAGAATGAGTTTTGTTCCTCTAGCACCTGCTGGACCACCAGCAGATCTAACAACAACTGCAGATTCTCCAACAACTGTTGAACCATCTTCAGTGATGTCGCTGAATCCTACTGCACCAAAGTCATAGAAGAATGCTTCTTTTGTGCCTGTTGGCAACACTTTGGTTTCACAGAATTGACGAATTGGTGTGACTACTTTTCCGTTTGGCAATACTAGAACCTGCTCGGACATGATTCTCATGAAATCATTACCTGCTGGACCAGTCACTGCTTCGGAAGCTTTCTTTTGGTCTGATGTCAAAGGAGCATATTGGGTGTTTTCGTTAGCATCGTAAGATTTGATGAAACGTTGATCACTGTTCTCGAAGATTCCTTGTTTGTTAACGTGCCAGATAAATGAATTTGGAACGTTCTCTTCGTTCTTGATGGCTTGATACCATCTTGCTGGACCAGTGACTTCTTTCTCGTCAGCTTTTACTTTGCCAAATGCTTCACCAGCTTTTGCTGTCTTGCGACTTACAATAGCTTTTGGTCTTGCACTTTCTTTAGCACCACGAATTAAACTATCTAATCGTTTTTCTTTCAAGTATTGTTCTTTTGCTTTGATTCTTGCTTCTGATACTTTCATACCACGTAGAGCTTCAAGTCTATCCAATTTCTTGTAATATTCTTTTACTCTTCGTTTTTCTGAAGCAATATCTGCGTTTGGAACAGAACTTCTACGATAAGATGTTGGTCTAACTCTTCTGTTTTCTCCTGACTTGCCACCATCTGAAACGTTAGTCTTAACGCCAGAAGGGACTTCCTTTTGAACTGAACCGTTTACATCAACACATTTCTCGGTCTCTGCATCCCAAATTTTACCTTGGTCTTCGCATTGAGCACCGCCACCATCAGAAAAAGTTCCAGATGCTTGTGATTCTGCATCTTTAGATTTTATTTCTTCTTCTTCGGTTTCTGTGTTTTCAGCTTTTGGTTCGGCTGATATTTCGTTTTTGTCAATTTCGTCAGACATAATCTTGTTCTTACTATTTAAACTCTCTTTATATGTATTTTTTTCACGAATAACTGTTGGTGTTGTAGAAGTTGGTGGACCAGAAACTTCTTCTTTTGATTTTTCCAAATCATTAGATGATGTGACTCCAATTTCATTTTCATCCATTCTTCTTTGAGCTACTCTAGTTTCAGGTTGAATATTTCCTACTCCTCTACCTGAAGTTGTTGGATTTTCATTAGGATCATTGATGACCTGATCATATTCTGGACTGTGAGGACCGAGTGCTTCTTCAGATTTCTTTGAACAAGGTAATGGATCTTCAGTTCTTGAAAACTTTAATGCTTCCATACCTTTCTTTCTTAGAACAGCTTCATTTGCTTCAATAGTTGCTATTGGAAAACCTGCATGATAGACCAATGAAACTTCAGAAAATTCTCCACCTTTTATGACTGTATAACATTCTTTATCACAAACTTGAGGCGAGTTTGCATCATAATACATTCCTAGAGATACTGCCATATCAGCTTCTCCAATTTCTTTTTGGAAAAACTCATCATCTACTTCTCCTGAATAATACAATGTTAATGCTTCTGGATCCCAATTAAGTTTAACAGTTCCTACTTTCATTTCTTTTCCATTTACTAATCCTTCTCTAAATGTATCTGGAAGTCTATGAAGTTCTCCTTCAGCACCTGAAGTTGAAGCATGATTTACTATAAGTGGTAATGTTTGACCATCGCCTTTTGCTAATTGTTCTGGAAGATATAATCTGTTGTTTAATGAAACACCAGCATAAGCTAGAGTTCCTTTGATTTTCTTACCTTCTTGTGCTGAAATCTTTCCCATGAGAAGATCAACACTTTCAGTTCCTGTTTTCTTCTTAAGATTTGCTAGTTGATAATTTACAAAATTATTATAATTGTTATTCCAAAACTCATCTGAAATATCCTTATGAGATTGTAAATGGTCTTCAAATTCTTCATTATCTGCTGTTTTGAAACCACAACTCTCACATTCTTTCTCATCTGGATTCACTTCTTTAGAGTTAATACTTTTCAGGTCTTCATCATCAAAGTATTCTGTGACACGTTTTTTCAAAGTCATGACTATGATTATTTATTGATTTCTCCTTTTAAAGCATTTTTTTCTCTCTTGTTCGCTAATTCTAATTCGTATTCATTAGCAATAAAACCTCTACATTCACATTCAACTCTAGGCTTTCTACTTACGATTTTCAAACATCTAACATCAATATGTGATGAGTATTTATGCTCACATCTTAAGCAGATTCTAGAACTTCTAGGAGGTCTTTTCCACCATTTATCTTCTTTCTTCTTCTTCTCCAACATCGGTCTCCAATAGAGATCTCAACTTGTCAATCTTTTCTGGATCACCGTCTAGGATTTCTTTCTCAATTCTCTTTATCATACTCTGTGGAACTTGTCCAACTGGATTAGCTGGAGCAGTCTTTTCTCTCTTTGGATCAATAGGACCAGTTATGTCATAATTGTCGTTTGGATTTGGTGCGTTCTTACCTCTGTATGCTATTGTTTTTCCATCTATACCCTTCTTCTCTTTCTCTTCTTTTGGAATTATTGAATCTGGTTTTCCTAACTGATCTTTTAGATGTTGTTCTATTGTAGGATCTGTTAATGATGGTTTTCCATCTTCATCATTAAGACCACCTGAAACATATAGATCACTAGTGTTTATCTTAGGACTCAATTCATATTTCTTTTTCTCCTGATCTGGTTTTGGTTTTTCATCTCCTCTCCAAGATGAATTATTTCTAGGAGTTGAAATATCTTCCATAGATTTCTTAATACTCTCACTGATTGTTTTCTTAATATAAGCTTCAAATTCTTTTGGATTACTTAGTATATGATTATCAAATGATTCTGTTTTCTTTTTGATTGTTGGAACAGGTCTATCATCAGTTCTACTTGGAGTTGGAGCATCTGCTTGTTCTGGTTTATCTAAGTTAGTTGAACCATCACTTTGAGTTCTTGGGTTTCCAGCGATAGGAGATATTGCAGACTTTGGACTTGTCAATGGAACTTTCTGTCCTTGTCCTTGACCTGAATCTTGAATGCCTGTCAACGAACCTGTTGCTTGTTGCTTAGCATTAAACTCTTCCCACAAATCATCATTAAGTGGAATATGTAAGTTCTTTAGAAGTTCTCTTTTCTCTTCTGGAGATACAGCATCTAAAGGTAAATTTCTAATATCTTCCATAGCAAGTCTTCTTACACTTGGCATGAATGAAATTGTAATATCATAATCATCAAAGTCCTCGAATCCCCAAGAGTTGAATAATGGTCTTAGTATATCATCACGAATCATTTCTCTAGCATCAGATTGCATATCATTCATTCTTTGATCCATGACATCGAATGGAGTTTGACTTGAAGAATAACTGAATCCCTGTGGACTTCTAATTACTTTACTAGCAAATCCAGTTCCAATATCAATATGATCATCTACGTTCTGTGCATAATCATTATACTTTCCTTGTGGAGATACGTTTGCTTCTACCATTTTTGCTTCTCTATCAAATGCCCAAATGGTTTGTGATGTATTTGGATCTTGTAATTCTTTTTGTAATTTGTTTAATTGATCTTGTGGCATTGCTGGGAATGAAGCAAATATTCTAGGTTTTGCCATTAACTTTTTAATTTCAACTTCTGCGTTTTGAAGTTCTGCTTGAGCATCTAACAAAGCCATTAGTGAACGTTCATCATTTACTGCTTCTCCAGTGATTGGATCTAATTTTGCAGAAACAGTTCTTGGACTTGCCAATGTGAAAAATTCTGATTTTCCAAATGCCTGTCTATCTGGATTATTGATTGTCCAATGAAGATAGTTTGCTGGATCTAATTCTTTGAAAACACCGTCTATATTCTGAACGATTTTGATTTCATTTCCAAATTCATCTCTGAAAACTCTCCATATAGTTTGCATTGGAATAACTTCAATATTTCCAAGTTTGTTTTCATCTGTGTATTGTAATTCTAGAACTCCATTACCTGTGACGATAACATTCAAGAAGAAATCTGACATCTTCTTTTGGAAGTTTACTACTTCCATCCATTTCTCTACAAACTCTTGTAAATAATCATCATCAATTTCAATTCTAATTCCAGCACCCATAAATTTCTGATGCATTGTATCTATTGCTTTTTTGACCTGATCCCAATGATGATAATAATCATATAACTTTGAAAAATCTACCTGTGGATATTCACCTGTAATCTGTTTTGACGGACCGACTATTGATGCGTTTCTCTTTCTTGTAATATTACTTAGATAATTATTGAAAGTTTGAAATGCAGTTTCAAATGCTTTTACAATACCCATAATCTCACAAAATTAGTGATTAATCATGTCTTAAAAATCTTTTATTTGCCACAAGAACAGTTCTCGAATGAACATTGTTGTGTCTTATGATACTTCTGATGATGATTACATCTATCACACTTACCACCTGCTGTTTCAGTTAGATTTGCCATGTTTCTTCTTCTCTCTCTCTTCTTTAAGTATTTTCTTACCTAAATCTGATTCTGGATCGATAGCTTCTACTACTACATTATTTCCATCTTCATCTTTAGTTTCAAACATTGTTGAACCTTTCTCATCTAATTCATCCATGTCAATTTTCTCTATATTTGATTCATGAGAATCCATATCCCCTTTTATTTTATCAAGCATTTCTTTCTCTCCTTCCTGTGACATATCTACATCTTTCCATTCAGGATTTTCCATATCTCCTTTATCTTCTTGCATTTCAGAAGTTTGTTTTGATCTTAGTTCTTCTATTTGCATTTTTTCTATTGCTTTGTATTCAGCTAATTCATAACCCCATGCACAATTAGTATTTTGTAATAATTGAACACATCTTAACAAGTCTTTATGAGAATGATCTCCAAATGTTTTCTCACAACACATACAGGTAATTTTTTTTATTCTTTCAGTTCCTATTGATTTCAAGTCAGCTAAAGCTTTCTTTGTTTGTTCTTCTTGACTGTATTTTCTATTACCTTGAATATATTTTGGATTAATTCCACTTACAACTTTTTCTTCATTATCTCTATTATCAAAATCTTCTTTTGATTCATATTTTCTTTTAACAACTTTACCACCTCGAATTTCAACATCTGGTTCTCTATTCGCCAACAGTAAAACCTTCCCAGCTTCCTTTAAAAACGTTGCCTGAAGCATAATTAATGATTCCTCTTACTTCCCATCTACCTCTTTTTGCACTAGTGTGAGCAAAGACAGCTCCACCTGTGTCAGTATATGTGAGAATACCATCTGTTCCACTTCCATTCTTTACGGTTGCTGTGACAACTTGAGTTGTAGAATCTTTTCTTTTGAACTCAATCTGATATGAATTTCCAGCAGATAGATCTAATGCAGTTTGAGTATTTCCATCGGCAGATACTGAATACATTTTCACATCTATTACAGTTCCTTTATTTCCGATTCTGATAACTGCATCTTCATAAGTTGCCATACTCTATTCATTAATCTATTCAAATTTAAAGATATTTCTTATTCTAGATACAGCACTTTTAACATTTCTCACGACTGATTCTTGTATTTCACTAGATTTTATTTCTGAAGATGTTTCTTTCTGTGAGTATATTCTAGATAAGAACTCAAATATTCTTCTGTAAGATTTGAACTCTTTCACACTTACTATTCTGGAAGTGAATAGTTTTGAGGTTATTATTCTTGATATTGTTTCTAATTCTGCGATTGTGAATATCTTTGATACAACTTCTGTGATTCTTACTATTCTTGATACTGAATCTTTCTCGGTTAATATTCTGCTTATGCTTACACTTTCTAATCTAACTCTAGATATTGTAGATACTAATCCAATCCATCTTGAAACAACAGATTCTTCTGCGATTGAAACTGATTCTGATATGACTTTGATTATATCACGAATGAGGAATGATAATACTGATTCTGTGATTCCTATTGATTCTGTGATTACTCTTATTACAGGTCTTATTCGTATCACTGATTCTGTGATTGAAACTACTTCTGCAATCTTTACAGAAATCAATTTTCTTATGTTTGTAGATTCTGTTATTCCTACTGAATCCGAAATCATCTTTATCAGAATGATTGATTTGGAAATCAGTTCTGTTATTGTGACAGTATCTGCTATTGATTTTATTCTACCTCTTACATTAATTGCAGAATCAGATATGGATAGTGTTTCATTTATTATTGCTCTGATTAACTCTCTTGCTCTTCCTCTAAACTCATAAACCCAAATTGATTCAGATACAACTCTACGTTTGTTTGAAAGTCTATCTAATGTTTCTGTGATACCAATAGTTTCAGTTATGATTCTAGCTAATACTTTTCTTAATCTCTCATTGGTTTCAGAGATTGAGATTGAAGCAGTATCAATTCTACTGATATTTCTTACACGTTGTTCTACTTCAGATATAGAGATTGATTCTGTTATGATTCTTGCTAGTATCTTTCTTAATCTTTCTTGGAATTGAGTGATTGAAACAGATTCAGATACTGCGTGTATTCTTCCTCTAACCTTACTGAATGATTCAGTTATTCCTATTACATCTAATGGAACAGTTCTTACAAATCCTATTGCTCTAGAAGTTGTTTCAGGAGTTATTGCTACTGATTCTGCAATACGTTTCAATCTACCTCTTACTTTGATTGATGATTCTGTAATTGCTATTGATTCAGAAATTACTCTTGCTAATAGTTCTCTTGCTCTACCTCTAAATTCTGTTGTGTTAACAACTTCAGCTATTGCTCTAGATAATGTTCTTAGTCTTACTAATGATTCAGATATTGAAGTTGATTCAGATATAATTCTAGATAGTCCTCTAGATCTAACAATAGATTCTGCTATTGCAATTCCTTCTGAAATAGCTCTTGCGATGAAGAATTGTTTGTGTATTGCTTCTGTGATAGCAACTGATTCGTTGACAATAACCCTGATTAATTCTCTAGCTCTACCTCTAAAGTCTTCTACTGCAACAGTTTCTAGTATTATTCTAGCGATAGTCTTTGCTCTAGTTGGAACATCTGTAATTCCAATGGATTCTATTATTGCTCTTAATCTTCCTCTTAATGTTGTGATAGATTCTGCTACTGAAATTGATTCAGATATTATTCTAGCAATTAATCTTGCAGAGTTTCTGAACATTGTAATTCCGACAGATTCAGATATGATTCTAGATAATCCTCTAACTCTAACTGGAACTTCGGTTATACCTACTGATTCAACAATAGATCGTAATCTAAGTCTAAACTTAGAAGTTGATTCTGTGATAGCAATAGTTTCTGCTCTTATTCTTGATAATGCTCTCTGAATATCTATTGATTCTACTAAGCCAACAGATTCTTGTAATATTCTAGCAATTCCTCTAACTCTTATTGCTGTTTCAGATATTGAAATTGATTCTGTTATTACTCTAGCAATTATTCTAGCACTATTTCTAAACTGTGTGACTGAAACACTTTCTGATAACATTCTAGATAAGGTTCTAGATCTTGCTACTGTTTCTGCTATTGAGATTGATTCAGAAATAGATCTAAGTATTATTCTAATCTTCTCTGAAACTTCTGCGACTGCTACATTATCAGAGATTATTCTACTTAGGCTTCTTATTCTTACGATTGCTTCAGTTAATGATACTGATTCTTGTATTGCTCTGAATCTATTTCTAAATATGTTCTTTGCTTCAGTAATTCCTATTGAATCTGAAATAATTCTAGCGATTAATCTACCACTATTTCTAAACATAGTGATTCCAACAGATTCGTTAATTATCTTGTAAAGTCCTCTTGCTCTAGATATTGTTTCAGTTATTCCAATGGATTCAGATATCATTCTAAGTATTATTCTGACCTTCGTTGGAACTTCAGATATAGCAACAGATTCAGATAGAACTCTTATCATTGTTCTTACTTTAACTAATGATTCTGATACAGCAACATTCTCTGAAAGTATTCTAGATAATGCTCTTTGTATATCTCTAGCATCTGTAATTCCTACTGATTCTGAAATTGGTCTAGATACTGCTCTAACTCTATTCAAAGTTTCAGTTATTGAAATTGCAGATTCTGTTAATGTTCTTACGAAACCTAATGCCTTTGATTTGGCTTCTGTGATTCCAATGCTTTCTGCTATTCTCTTTAATCTACCTCTTACAGATGTTGGAGATTCAGATATTGCTAATGATTCGTTAACAATTCTAGATCTTCCTAATACTCTTAATGGTAATCTTAATCCTAACCAACCAAACTCATACATTTCTAATGAATCAGTTATTGTTCTAGCTACACCTCTTGCTCTACCAATGGATTCTACAATTCCAGTAGATTCTACAATACCTCTTGCGATAGATCTTGCTTTAACTAATGATTCAGTTATTCCAATAGAATCAGATACAGATCTAACTAATGTTCTTGCCTTTGAAATGACATCTGTTATTCCAATGTTTTCTACTACACTTCTTGCTAGTGATCTTACTCTAGATGTTGATTCTACAATTCCAACTGTTTCGTTTACGAATACTCTTATGAGATCTCTTGCCTTTCCTCTAAATTCTGAAATATCTACTGAATCAGATATTGATCTTGCTAGAGTTCTTGCCTTAGATATTGATTCTGTTAATCCTATTGAATCTGCTACTGCTCTTGAAATTGTTCTAGCTGTCTTTGGTAGTTCTGTTAATCCTACACTATCAGATATGATTCTTGATAATGTTCTTGCTTTGGATAATGCTTCTTCAACAGATACAGATTCAGATAAAATTCTGTTAAGTATTCTAGCATAAACAGTTGATTCTATAATTCCAATAGATTCTGAAATTGATCTAGCAATTACTCTAGCTCTATCTCTGAACATTTCCACGTTAACAGTTTCATTGATACTTCTAGCAAGTGTGAATACTCTTACGATTGATTCTGTAATTGAAACTGAATCTGAAATAGATTTTATTCTGTTTCTTGTTCTTACAGATAGATCTGTTATTCCTAATGAATCAGATAGGGTTCTTGCTATACCTCTTGCCTTGTTTGGAACATCTGCAATAGATACATTATCAGATACAGTTCTAACCAATAACTTTCTAAGTCTTTGTCTAAACTCATCTACTGAAACAGTTTCACTTACGATTCTTGTTCTATCTCTAACTGCCTTTCCAATTCCCTCGTATGAGAATCCATCTATGAATACATCTTCAAAGATTGAACGTATTACAGGTCTAACTCTTACAACACTTTCAGCGATACTAATTGCTTCAGCTATTGATCTAACTATTGGCTTTCTTAATCTCTGTCTAAATTCATCTACCGATACGGATTCTGAAATAGTCTTAATCATTCCTTGTAGGAAGGTCTTTGTTTCTGTGATTCCAACAGTTTCATCTATCGTTCTTACTAGGTTTCTTGGAGTTAGCCAACCATCTCTGAACATTAAGATTGGTAATTCTTCTGTGAATATTCTTACAAGACTTCTAGATCTACTGAAGTTTTCTGTAATACCAACTGATTCAGATATGGTTTGGTTCTGTGCAGTATTGAATGATATTGATTCACTGATTCCAATATTCTCATTGATTCTTTGGTTCTTACCGAGAACAATACTTATAGATTCATTGATTGCGATTGGTGGATCAGTTCCATATTCTTGTTTATACTCTATGTGTAATGGTAGTCTTACAGAGAATAGATTGGACTGGAATATGTTCTGTTGGAATATCTTTGTCCTTGTTTCCTCATGTTCTGATAGTTTGTATAATCTCTGGAATACAGGATATGGATATTCATCACTAGGTTGTTGGAATACCCATTGATTGAATACTCTTGGAATTATATCTAGATCGAATACTTTAGATTGGAATACATCATTGTCAAAGACGTTGGATTGGAATAGTTTCTTTATCTTTGCAGTTCTTCTTCCACTGAATGGGAATATGTTATACTGTTGTTGGAATACATTTTCTTGGAAGAAGTCTTGGAACACTTTATAGATAAATGTAATCTTTCTCCAATCGAATTTGGTTAAGACTTCTACAACACTTACAGGTTCAGTGACAGATTTTACTACACCGATTGATTTGTAAACAGTTTCAACTATTCCAACACTTTCTGTTGTATCTTTTGCAATTCCTTTTACTGTGCTGACGGATTCTGTTATTCCAACTGTATCTGTCTTTTGAGCTCTTACTACATTCTCTTTTCTTGTTGCGATTGATTCGTTAACATTAACAGTTTCATAGATTGATTCCTTGAGTAGTTGAGGTGCTTGGAATACATTGTATTGGAATACTTTATACTGGAATGGTTTTGTTCTAATCTTTCTCGTATCAACTGCCTTCTGGAATACTTTAGACTGGAATACCGAAGTGAATACTGCTGGTCTTATGACACTATCGTATGCCTTCTGGAATACATCTTGGTCAAACACATTGGATTGGAATACTTTACTAAATGCAGTTGCAAGTGGATTGTATAGAGTTTGGAATACGTCTGTATCGAATACATTTGATTGGAAAACCTTTGGTATCGTGAAGATGGTTTGTTTCTTGAAATGTTTTGTGAAATCATAGATTGTGATTGCAGATTCAGTAATAGTCTTTGTTAATTTCTTAGCAAACTGTGTTGTTTCAGATATTGATACAGAATCAGTTGGAGCAGTCTTAGTAATTCCTATTGATTTATTCTCTGATTCAGATATTCCTACATTCTCATTAATTGATTTACTGATTTGAGGAATAATCTTCTTAACAGTAGATTCTGCGACATTAACTGTATCGTATATTGCCTTGAATATTCCGATTGGAGATTGGAATACTTTGAAGTCGAATACTTTGACTTGGAATATCTTTGTTGCTTTCTTCTTAATATCAAATATCTTTGTTTGGAAGACATTGTGTTGGAATATGTTTTGGAATACCTTTGACTTGATATTAGTGAAGAATCCTTGCTGGAATACGTCGGTATCAAATATGTTAGACTGGAATACTTTACTAATCGAAGTGCTTGATGGATCCCATAGTTGTTGGAACACGTCATTATCAAATATGTTAGTTTGGAACACTCTCGGAATTGTGAATATTGTTTGTTCTTTGTTGTATCTAGTTAGATCAATAATTCCAACTGTATCACTTACAGATTTCTTCAATAGTTTAGCGAATCCAGTTGATTCAGTAATTCCTACACTATCAGTTGGAACGGTCTTTGTCTTACCAATACTCTTACTGATACTTTCAACGATTCCAAGATTCTCTGATATCGATTTACTTATCTGTGGAATTATCTTTCTTACTGTTGATTCAACAACTCCAATAGTATCATAGATTGTTTTCTTAACCTGTATTGCACTTTGGAATACATTACTGTGGAATACTTTAACTTGGAATACAACCTTTGATTTCTTTGCCAAATCTTGTTGTTTGGTTTGGAATATGTTGTGCTGGAATATACTTGTGAACACTTTAGGTTTGATATTCGTGTCACTTGCCTGTTGGAATAGATCGTTATCGAATACATCTGATTGAAATACTTTAGCAATAGATGTAGATGATGGATCCCACAACTTTTGGAATATGTATTTTGGATAACTGCTTGTAGGTTGTTGGAATATATTGGTTTGGAATATTCTTGGAATAGTGAATATGACCTGTTCTAATTTCTTTCTTGTTAGATCTAATATTGATACGCTGTCCGATATAGATTTCTTTAAGAGTTTTGCATAACCTGTTGTTTCTGTAATTCCTACATTATCTAATGGAACTGTCTTTGTCTTTCCTACTGATTTAGATGATGATTCTACAACTCCTACTGATTCTGAAATAGATTTACTAATTTGTGGAATGACTTTCTTTATTGCAGATTCTACAATTCCTACATTATCATATACGGATTTTGTTAGTTTCTGTGGAGTTTGGAATACATTAACTTGGAATATTCCACCTGTGAATATTGATTTAGATTTCTTTAGTATGTCATGTGATTTAGTTTGGAATACATTGACTTGGAATATATCTTGGTCGAATATCTTTGGTTTAATGTTAGTGCTAAATGCTTGTTGGAAAACATCTGTATCAAATACATTACTTTGGAATATTTTAGATATTGCAGTAGCAGTTGGATCCCAAAGTTTTTGGAATACATCTTGATCGAAAATATTCGTTTGGAAGATACGTGGAATTGTAAAGATTACTCTCTCTAGTTTCTTTCTGGTTAGATCTATGATTTCTACATTCTCTGTGACTGTGACCTGTAATGATTTAGCGAACTTCTTTATTTCAGATATTCCAACTGTTTCTGATATTGATTTAGTAATTGTCTTTCTAACAATCTTAGATAATGTTTCTGTAATTCCTAGAGATTCATCTACCTTCTTAACAAATCCTTTAACCTTTGAAGATGATTCAGATATTCCTATTGTATCAACAACTGATTTCTTTTTCTTGAATGGTGCTTGGAATACATCACTTTGGAATACTGTTGTGAAGATATACTTACCAAGTTTTCTAGTATCATATTGTTTCTGCCAGAACTTTCCACCAAATACATTCGTTTGGAATATAGATGGAATGATGAACTTATTGAAACCTTGACTGAATATGTCAGTATCAAAGATATTAGATTGGAACACTTTTGTAATGAGTTTATGTTGATCCCATTTCTTTTGGAATATGTCTTGGTCGAAGATATCAGTTTGGAATATTTTATTGACAAAGTATGTGACCTGTCTTTTCTTTGTAGTAATTTCTTCTGTGACACCAATGGTATCTGATTGAGGAATCTTCCATGTTCTTTGTTTGTAATATGGAATTGTATCTGATACTCCAACTGAATCTGAAATACTTCTAACTAATGTTCTGGACCTTGAAGTTGATTCAACAACATTAATTGTTTCAGGAATACTCTGTGGTTTTCCACCAATTACAACTAATGATTCTGATATTCCTTCTATCTCTTCTATTGGTTTTCTTATTGGTTCAGGTGCTTGGAATAATGGGTATTGATATATTCCACTGAATACGTTTCTAATCTTAATTACAGCAGTATCAAATGCCTGTTGGAATACTCTCTTTCTATAATCTGTTTGGAATACATTCGTTTGGAATAATTTCTTAACACTTGTAGATGGTTTGAATAATTTTCTTGCTTGGAATATATTATTTTGGAATACACTTCTTTGGAATAATCTTGCAAGTGGTTTTTCAACATTATACTCAAATTGGAATAATTTAGAATCGAATATGTCAGTTTGGAATACTGTTTTCTTTGTTCTTGCTAATGGTTGATATGCCTGTTGGAATATATCACTTTGGAAGAATGATTGGAATATTGCTTTCTTAATTGCATTAGCATCATACTTCTTTTGGAATACATCTTGTTGGAATACGTTTGTTTGGAAAACTTTCTCAAAGAATTTTTCTGATAATCTATAAAATTCAGGTTTACCTGTTTCTGTGATTGAAATATTCTCGTTGAAAGTCCTGATTAATTTTCTCACTCTTTGAACAGATTCAGTAATTCCAACTGCTTCATCTATTCTCTTGAACCAAGGTTTAACTAATGATTCAGTGATTGATATTGTTTCATTAATTATTCTAGTTATTGGTCTTGGTCTTACTATTGATTCAGTGATACCTAATCCATCAGAAATTGTTCTAACTATTCCTCTTGGTCTTATTACAGATTCAGAAACATTAATTGTTTCATCAATTTGTTTATGTTTCTTGAATGATATTGATTCTGAAATAGAAACATTTTCTGTTGTGGTTCTAACGAAACCTGATTGTGATGATAATGAATCTGATACTCCAATAGATTCAGAGATTGTTTTAACATCTCCCTTTCTGCTAACCAAACCTTCAGAGATTGAAATGTTTTCTGAAACACTCTTTGGATTCTTTCTTATTCTTCTTGTAGAAATTGTTTCAGTTATACCTACACTATCAAGTGCTGGTATCTTTGGAATTGGAACAATAGTTTGGAAAGTATCAGATTGGAATAGTCCTACTTGGAATATTGATTGAATAATTCCTAATGCACTATGCTTTGTTTCTTGCTGGAATAATTTAGTTGAGAATACATTTGTCTGGAATATCTTAGTGATAACATCAGGATTGAAAACCTGTTGGAAAATATCAGTATCAAATATGTTAAGCTGAAATACTTTGGATATTTGTAGTCGTTTGAGTAGGAATCTCTTTTGAAATATGTCCTGATCAAAGATATTGGTTTGGAATAATTTAGCAACTACATTTGGATCTCTCTTTGCTTCTGCATCTAATACTTCTACTACTGAAACATCTTCACTAACTGTTTTTACTTTCTTCTTTACGAATGAAATTGATTCAGTGATTGATAGTGATTCATTTCTTGTTTCAGACTTTGCCTGTCCTAATGCGTTTTCAATATAATTATTCTGTTCACTAATTCCTACATTATCTGAAATTGTTTGTGGTTTACCTTTAGCGAATGAAACTGATTCAGAAATTGCAACACTCTCATTGATTGCGTGTTTTATCTTTACTGTGATATGGAATATGTTAGATTGGAAGATGTTTGTTTGGAATGGTGCTGGGTTTGATACTGTGTGAGCAACTTGGAATATATCTTTCTGAAATATTGATGTGAATACATTTGGAATATCTAATAACTTGAAACCTAATGTTTGGAATACATCACTTTGATATATTGAACTGAATACTTTATCTGCTGATTCTCTAATTCTCTTATACTTCTTTTGGAATACTGATGATTGAAATATGTTAGACTGAAATACCTTTTCTACACTTGTATTATCTGTCTTCTTACTAAAACTAATAAACTCTGATAAATCTAAAACTTCTTGGATGTGATTCTTCCGAGCTCTTGTATGATATTGAAGTTCAGTAGTTGATACAGCATCAAGACCAGCAGTCTTGGTTTTACCCATGACTTTGTATATAGTCATTAGAATTTCTATTGCAGAATCATTGAATGTGTTTACAAATCCCATGACCTTTTCAGGTTGAACTTCAATGATACTCATCATTTCACTTATTGAAATCTTGATAAGGTTTGGAACATCAAATACATCTGCTTGGAATAATCCACTTTGGAAGATATACTTTCCAGCATTAGCTAATTGTTTTGTTTGGAATAATACATTCTGGAATATGTTATTCTGGAATACTTTCTTAGGATATATCGTTGGAGTGAATGAAGTTGTTTGGAATAAATCAGAATCAAATATACTAGATTGAAATACTTTAGCTATTTCAGAACTCGTTGATATTGTATATTGTTTTTGGAATAATAATTTTCCACCATAAACTTTCTGAAAGATATCAGTTTGAAATACATTATCTATACTTGTTAAGGTAGGTATTTGTTGAAAGATATCACTATCAAATATGTTAGATTGGAATGTCTTACCTATTGTTTGAGCTTGAAATAAGTCAGAATCAAATATACTATTCTGGAATACCTTGAGGATAGCCAATGAGGACTACCCATAAAAACTATCTATGCTTCTCCAGACAACTGCAAACTTGCATCTGTTGCTGTCATAGGTTGATGTCCATGATTGAATGAGATATCATTACTGTCATGATACTTTACCCTAACTTGTGATAATGCTAATACTTTGTTTCCTGAATCTTTTACTCTGATACGATAACAAGTTGTATCTGCTACTGGAACTCTGATATAGTTAGATTGTCCATCTGTTAATGCTGATACGTTAATTGTTCTTACAGTTGTGTATAATGGATATTCGTTAGTAGTTGTTTCATCAATATCTTGTTTCTGTATCTCTAACTGTGTTGCAGTCATGATATCAGTTGATGCATTTGCTGATGATGCGTTATGTGTATAGTCTTTCTTTAATGGAGTGATATCAATATGTGATACAATCTTTCTTGGATAGTTTGCATACCAGTAGAATTGTGTATTCATCTGTTGGTCGTTTGATCTTGAACGGAAATACATTCTTAGGTATCTCCAATAACCACTTATTACAATTACTCTGTGATCCCATGAACCATAATAGTTCTCATCATAACATAGTTCTTTCCATTCATTGTATCTATCTCTGATGTATGGATTACCTGTTCCTAATGCTTCTTTCTCACCTTTATCATTTGGTTCCCATGAGTTAGAATTGTTTCCTCTTCCAAAGAACATAATTGAACCATATCTGTAATAAACTCTCATGATGATAGTTCTGTGTTTTGCACTACTAAAGTCACATTCACGATATTGGTCAAATTCCATATTTTCCATGTTCATTCTTCTAGAATTGTAAGTTTCTGTGTTTGATGTCAATGAATCTGAATCGTTATCCCAGAAATATGCGTGGTTTGTGCTGTTTCCAGTTTCCCAACCATTACTGTGTTGAGTTGTTGACCATGACATTGTCAATGGGTCACTACTTGATAATTCACTTTGCCAATCATCATAATTACTTCTACCTTGATTATATTGTTCATACTTCCATTGATCTTCTCCTACGAAACAGTCAATGTGTGTGTTTGCTTCTGGTGGAGATATGTAAGCATCTGCTCCCCATTTCCATTCAACGTATGGTGTCCAAGAATCATCACTTGTAATTCCACCAACATCATACCAATAGTGGCTTGTGTTAGTAGTTCCTGTTCTTGACATATTTGGAACACCTGTTCCACTAGAACCAGTGCTTTGTCTATTATAACAATAACCTAATCTCATATATTGTCCTGACCAATTATCTTCTGTATCATTGTTAGCATCATTTCTACAACAGATATGAACTCTAGCTGTTGATGCGTGTGATTGTCCACGATAGTGTGGTGCTGGAATAGTATAACCATCTGCATCATCTGTCTTAGTTGGTGCTTCCAATTCTACAACAAAGTGGTCGTCATGTCTTGGTAAATAACCGTCAATGAAAAATTCACATGCAGTAGCATTTGCTTTACCTGCTGTTGATGATAATGTTGATGCATCTATCCAGTTCTTTGAACGACATCTAAAGTGTGAGTTTGATGATTGTCCATAGACAACTAATCTAAGTCTTCCAGTTGGACTTCCTTCTTTCCATAACCAGAATTTTACACTTCTAAGTGGATAACCATTATGTCTAACCCAAACCTGTTCATTATCTCTTTCTCCATTCCATCTATTGATTACAATAGGATGTTCTTGAGAATCTATCTTTACTCCTACTGCATCCCAATATGTTGATGCTTCATTACCAATACATTTGTGGTCAGAAGCTACGTTTTCAGTTCCTGTGACAGGGAAGTTTCTAAAGATTGTTCCATGAGTATGTTCTCTACCACCAATGTTTTCACCTGCTGGTTTTGTTCCAGTGACATCTCTTTCCCATGCTCTTCTTGTTAAGTAATAAGGTGCTGATGATAATCCACATGAACCATTCCAGAATTGAACATAGTCAATAACTGCATCCATCATTCCTTGTCCTGATGTTGTTCCACCTTGACCTGATGCTTTCAAATATCTTAATCTTTGGTCGTTTTGAGTTGTTGCATTTCCATCTTCAGATTCATCTGGATCTGTGAAATAGTTCTTTGCATCGGAGTTTTGTTCATATTCATCTACACATTCTCTAAAGTCATTATCTGAATATCTTCTGAAAATGAATCTGTTTCCTTCTCTGATAATTTCAATGTAAACTCTTGTTTTGTGTGCCCATGCATTATTTGTTTGTGAATAGTTAATTGAACCACCCATACTATCATCTCTTGCGTGTGAAACTGGATTCTGTGAACCATAACAACTTCCCCAAGACCAACCACCTGCACCAGTGTCAGCTTGATAAATAAATCCTACCCAGTTTTGTGACTGATCTAATTCTTTTGAATTATCTTTTGATGATAAACCAAATCCACAATAACCTTGTGTTCTTGATGAAAGTTTTGGCTGGAATGTAAATCTAAGACACCAATTTCTTACATCTACTTTTGCATCTCCTAATAATGTGTATAAATCATAAGTTGATGTTGAATCATCTGCTTGTGCATGAAGTTTTCCACCTGATACATAAGCACCATCTCCATTATGTTGCCAACCAGAAGTCATTGTTGAATCTGAAAAGTCAGACCAGTATGTTGCTTTACCATGTCTTGTTCTATAATCTGTATTTGCTCCCAAGATTGGTTTGTAAGTTCCATATTTACCGACTGTATCATAAGTCATTACTGCACTTGATGCTTCTACACCTGAACTAGAAGCTAATTCTGCGATAGCTCCATTTGAATCATAACCGATGGTCTTGTTTGCTGTTCCGTTTGCTAATCTGTTTAATGGAATTGTTGCTACTGTAATTTCTGAACCTTCTACTGTTCCACCTGTTCCTGAAGCAACCCAAGCTGAACCACTCCAGATAAATTGTTTCTTAGTATCTGTTTCAGTAAATTCTGAATCTGTTGGAACGTTAGTTGGTTTTGTATCTGTTGATAAACCTGTTATTCTATTGCCTGCTAGATATTTAATTGCCATGTTTAAGCCACCTGAACCTCGTTATATTGACCTGCTTTCTTGATCTTAATAAATATTCCATCATTATTTGCATCTAATGATTTTACATATACAAGACATTTGTTTGCAGAAGGATCTGCTGGTGCTGAACCTACTCTGTCTAAGTCTATTGGACTGAATACGTCATTTCCGTTAATTTTAAATTTCTTACCACTTGCAATATCTACATTCTCTGAAATATCAAAGTCGCCTGTTGCGTTTGTATATATGATAGTCTTATCTGTTGTTCCTTTGATTGTTATTCCACCACCATCTGCCAAAGCATCTGAAGGACTAGCAGTTGAAGCTAATTCTATGTTCTTATCATCTACTGTTATTGTAGTAGAATTGATAGTTGATGTTGCTCCATTTACAATTAGATTTCCTGATAGTGTCATGTTTGCTCCACTTATTGTTCCAGTGAATGATGGACTTGCAGAAGGTGCTCCACCATATTGATACCAATTAGAACCTTTTCTTATGAAGATTAATGGTTCTGTTGTTGATAGATCTGTATCTGCTCCTGATTTAGTATAAATATTTCCTGTTCCATGTTTTAATGTGACAGTTCCAGTTGTTGTGACCCAAAGCAAATCATTCTCTGCTGTGTCACCTGTTGCGAAAGTTGCTACATCTGTTGAACCTGTTAATGATAATACTGAATTTGATACTGCTACACTTGTTGCTGATGCTACGGTTTGTGCTGTGAAACCTAACATTCCTGCACTATCTGGATCTTCATTCCATTCGTTTGTTCCGATTGGTGCTGAAGGATCATCAGGATAAGCAGTTGCATCTACTTGAGTTGCGTGTTTATAGATAGCTTTTCGTGCCATTAGTTATCACTCCTCTTTAGAACTACTTTAATATTTTCTCCGATATGTTCTTTAGAATCTGGTTCTCTCTTATCAGATTTCTTATTAGGATTCTTATTGAAATAAGCTTCTTTAAGTTCGTGGAATCTCATTATGCTCCACCCTCGAAGGTATGATTAACGAACACTTTCAAAGTATCGTTTCCAGTCTTCTCGAAGGCACTTGAAAATTCAAAGTGGCATAACAGTTTTGCAGAGTTTGCTGGAGTTGCGTTGGTTGCTCTGTCAACAATAACACCACCGTTCAAATCAGTAGCACCTGTTGTATCAAAGTCGCCAGTAGTCCATGAATAAGCCCATGTGACCTGATCGTTTGCACCACCAGAGTTATCTCCATCTCCGTCATTATGACGAGGATAGTTTGCTGTTAAGACTTTAGTTGTATTAATTGAACCATGTGAAGCATCATAAGCTCCAGATTGGAAAGTTGTTCCAGAGTTTCCTGAAACTCCATAAGTATCTGATTGATGTGTTGTGACGTTGGCACTTCCCAATATCATTGCACCATAAGTTGTTGATGAACTTACACTTCCACTGATGTGATGGAAGAATATTCCGTCAGTTGCAAAATCGGTATCACCGTATGCAGTTCCATCTGATTTCTTTAAAGTAATTTTCTTAGCATAATAAATATCTCCATCTGATGTGACGAGATTGTGTGTTAACATATATTGTGTGTATGGTTTGTTTTCTCCTGCTTTGGTCATAAATCCATTATCTGCTGTTGGTTGTGTTGTTTTAGCAATAACAATGTTATCGTTTGGATTTAATTTCTTTTTACCATAATGGTATTTTGGAGAGCTATCTTTCCATGAATTGAATTTCTCAATTCTTTCTTCAACTGAATCAAAGTTGTCAATGATTTTCATATCGCTTACACCTGTGCCCATACTTTGTATTTTACACCTGATGAAACTGTGACAACACAATTAGTTGATGTATGAGTTCCCTCTGCTACATCTACTGCTGTTGAACCACCAAATTCAGTCAAAGCAACAATTACTTTGGTAGGAGTTGAACCTAATCCATGAGCAATGTTTTGTGCTGAACCATTTCCAGTTTGTTCTGATGATACAAAAATTTTGATGTCTGCTGATACGATTGAAGCATCTTTAATATCTGCTGAAGTGACTACATTATCTTTTAGTCCTCCTTGTTTCCAGTATCTTCCTCGACTTGGCATAGTAGTTCTACAATTATTGTCTTAATAAGTATATTTTTCTATATAAATAAAATTAATTAATTAATCAGTTTCCGTCATAGTCTTTTAATATTTTTTTTAATTTTTCAGCAGAAGATGGATCGTCTGGATTCTTATCTGGATGATGTTTCTTAATCAACTTTCTTCTTTGTTTCTTTACTTCTTTTGGTAAATCTGCCTTTTCTATTTTAACTTCTGTATCTACTACAACCTTCTCTCCAGTTTCAATTTCAACATCAGTTTTAACTTCTAGAGAATCATCTTTTACATTCCAATTCCGTTGGTAATTCTTGGAGATGTATTTATGTTTACCATTATGCTCTCCGAATGTCTTCTTATTTCTATTTGGCAATGATCTTCTAAAGAATTGTCTGGTTAATTAGTTTATTCTGTTCCTATTAATACTTCCTTTCATTTCTACGTCTAAAATAATCAATAATTCTTTGACTTAAGGTTCTTTTTCCATAGAAACTTTGTATTCTATCAACATCGTGTGGCATTTCTATTGGTTCTGGAGTATATCCATTCTTTACATAATAATCGTAGGCTTTTTTGGTCAATGGGTATTCTGAACCATGAACTCTAAACATTCTATCTCCATCATCATGAAGAACAACCTTTCCAGAATAATAAGGATACATTACACATTCTTTACATTTGGTTTGATGTTTCAAGCCTAATGCGTGACCAGCTTCGTGTATCATTACGTGAACTAGATTGTATGTCTTTATTTGGGTTTTAGTATCTGCTGGATAATTATCAGGATCTAATTCATGTGCATTTACTGATTCTCCATCTTCTGACCACCAAATAGAATCATTGAATACCATATCTCCACCAATCTTTTTTCCATTAGGAAAATATGCGTATGCTAGAACAGTTGGTTTATCTCTGAAATAATCATTCTCTTCCCTAGTTTCAAATTTTACTTCAATATCTGCAACTTCATTTTCATTGTAAATTCTTTTGAATCTAATATTCTTTGTTCTCAATCCCCATGTTCTCAATGCTACGGTTAATGCTTTATGCTCAAAACTAGAATTTGGAAATGATTTTGATTCTCTACCTTTCAATAATTTGTATGTGACATATCCGTAATCTTTTCCCTCTCTTTTTTCAGGATTCCATTTATGTTTCCATTCATCTATTTCTAAGTCTGTTGAAAATTGAACTCCTTCATTGTAAACTAATCCTTCATTTGCATAGGTATCTGTTATAACACAAGAAGGTATATCTGTGATTCCATCTTTCTTTGAAAGAATTACCATGTATATCAAATTAATGATGAGTATAAAAAAATATAGATTATAGTTTTCACTAACTGAATTTCAAAAAATCAGAGAAAACTACGATTATTTCTTTGCTTTAGTTATAGCATAATCAGCAGTAAAACCTGTGACTAGACCTACAAGAATAATTCCTGATTCAGATAATCCGTCAACAATGATGCTTTGACTTAAAGCCAAAGAAGCAAATGTTGCAATGATTATAGAACCAGCTAATTTCTTAGCACTGTAAGGTTCTTTGCTGTGCAAATATCCTCTCAATGTATTCAGTCCAGCACCAATTACTGATGCTCCTGCTACCATAATTAATGGATCCATTTCAAAATTACTCCATTATACATCTATTTATGTTTTCAATGACCATGACACTTGCATGAACAGGTTTTTTCTGGTTCATCTGTGCAACAACCACATTGAAAACAACAATAACCTCTACTCATCTGTGACCATTTCCTTTATCTAATAATTCTTTTACTATATCTTCCCATTCAGGTTTCAATTCAGGGTGTGTTTTTTCTATAACATCTTCTTGCATTTTTGTGAGAATAACCAAAGCTTTTTCAATTCTATATGCTCTTTTTCTTAAGTCTTCTACTTCATCTGCTACTTTCTGCAAACAATTTGTTCTTTTCTTGAAATAACCTGTAATTCCTGTAAATCCAGCAGTTATTATCAAACCTATTAGAACTATTAAAACGTTCTCTGTTAAGAAGTCTAGCATAATATGTTCTTAGAAGTAATTTATTTAAGTATAATTTTCAATGAATCATAGCAGTCAACACACATTCTAAATCTATCATCAAAATAATACGAGTATGGTTTCCACTCATTACATTTCTTACACAGTTTTGCCATTCTTTCTCAACTTGTTATAAATTAACATTCCAACATTTATCATTGGAATAATTTCAACCAAATCAATTCCATACAAAAAGAAATCTAAGATTGGATTTGCTCCCCATACAACTCCACTCTGTAAAATAGCATCTCCTGCCCAGACCATGTGAGGAATTTGCATAAACAAAATTATTGCTGTCATCAATAATGATTCTGTTGTATGTTTATCATACCATGACCAGAATCTATTCCACATGATATTAGAATTATTTTTTTGGTTTAAAACCTTTTGAATGGTATATTCCACTTATTGCTACTGTATGTTCTAGTTGAACTTTAGCATATTGGACAGTTATCTTATCTAACTTTAATAATTTTCTTAGATGTTCATTACAAGATGATTTACCAAACCCTGTTTTCTTCTGTATATTTTGTCTAAGTGGTAGAATATCTTTCTTTTCAAAATAATCTATTGCTTCTAATATTTGATTTTCAGTATATTGAGCTGTTATAGCTTCCTTTGGAACGTATGTCAAAACCTTTCCTGAAATGTATTCTGTTTTACCCTTCAATTTCTAACATCCTGTATTTTTCTTTTGCCTTTGAATTTCTTGGTCTTGTTGAAACTAAACTTCCACAGCAAGGACATCTTGAACTATGACAATCATCTTGTTTAATCCACCATTCACATGATCTGCAATAATGATGAGTATGATACTTAGTCTTTGGTATTCTATGAGAATCACAAATTCCTTTGCATCTTCCTATTCCCATAATGGACACTCCTTCTTTTTACAATGTTCACATAACAATTTATTTGAATCTTCTAAGGGAGACATACAACCACATTCACACATACATCTACTTGGAACCAATTCCTTTCTCCAAAGTCTGAACTTTGATTTCTAATTCTCTAACTTTAGTGACAAGAGCTTCCCAATCTGGTAATGTTAGAACAAATAATCCTGTTTCTGGATCAATGAAAGAAGGTCCATCAGTATTCAAGCTTGGTTCACCTTCATTCTAGTAATCTTAGTTTTCAATGGAGCATACTCATCTTCCCAAGTTCCATCTTCATGAAAGTTGAATTGAACACTTCCCAAATCAGGAGGTGATTCAGGCATTATCTTATACATGAAAGGCGTTTGTAATTGATAGCATGGTAATACTTGCATTAATCTACTAGAAGATTTCTCTTGCCAATAATGATGAACATGAGCTCTTATAATTCCGAATATCTTTCTTGAACGTTCTAGGAAATGTGATTCGTTTAACATCATCATAGCCATTGCTCTACTAGGAGCAGTTCCACGATACATCCAAACTTTAGTTGAACCCATGTGATGTGCTACGTGAACTATTCTTTCTTTATCAGTTTTGAAAGTTGAATCAGGAGCAAGATTGATTAGTTTAGCTTCAGTTGCATATCTACTGTTTTCTCTTTCAGCACCAATATCCCTTGCTATTTGTTCTTCAATTTTAATTGCATCAATGTTTACGTGATATGGAGTTCCAATTACTGCATAGATTTTTTTAGGCTTTCCCCACATCTTGAAAAGTTTCTTGAACTCTTGAGCTTGATTATCCATGTCAACTGTCCATACAGAACTTCCTCTATCTGCTTTTGCTGGACCATCAATCAAATCTCCATTCAAAACTATACAATCAGGATCTCTCCATTTCTTTGCTACTTCTTTCCAATGATCTAACATTAATCCTTGTTGATATGTCATACCAACACTTCTACCACCTTCATGTTCTGCACTATCTGTCATTAACCCTACATTACTTCCAACGTGAGTATCGTTTATGAAAACTGTTCTTTTTACTTTAGCAGATTTCAAAATTTAATCACCTTGCAGTTTTGAGTTAAGCCTTCTTTCTTTAAAATTTCATTATTCTTTATGTTATAATCATACCTTCCAGAATACTGTCTTTCTAATTCAAGTATCTGTTCTTCAGTTTTTTCAGGATATTTGATGTGTAATAATTCATGTATTAATGTATCAACTAAACTTTGATAATTTCTCTTACAAAGTCTTGGGTTCAAATAAACTACTCTATCATCAGGATATGTTGAACCAAAAATATAGTCTAATTCTTTAACATTCTTTTCTCTTTCAACTTTATTCATGTGAAAATAAAATAATGATGCCATTTGTTCCTTATCTACTAAGGAAACAGGTTTATTTATTTTGAGTATTTTTGAATAGGATCTTATTAGAGTGTGGATTAATTCTAAATCTAAATCATCAAACTGTCTAATATAGTCTTGCTTATTCTTCTGTCTTTTGTGTTTGCGTGTCTTGGCGTTTGCCATACTTAATTTCTAAATAAATTACTTCTATATAATGTTCGTGATCAATCCAAGTTTTCATATTTAAGTATGTATTCTAAATAGACTACAAAATCTTTCTTATCTTCAAATTTAAGTATGGTTGCCACTAGAATACTATACGACTTTGTGTCATATTAGTATTGAGAATGAATTATCTCATTCAGCATCTTTGACAGAACCACACTCTTTACAGATTAGAAGTTGACCCATCGAGCTCATTTCACAATGATCTTGGCATACTTCGCACACTTCTGCTTCATGTGTAGTCAATATCTGGTCGGACATTTCCTTCAATCTATTTATGTATTCTTTCTATAAATATCTTTATTAATTAATAGGCACGAATTTGAAAAATGATATGTATTGATGATCTTTGGTTCTGGTTCACGAATTGGTTCTTCAATTCGTGTGAAATTATCTAAAAAAAATTATTGGGTGTGGCAATCACAAGTGCATGATCTTCCTTTACACTTTATGTGACCACCACGAAAGCAGAGGTAGGAAAGTGTTCTATCTTTTCCACCACCACTCTTACGTTGTATTTGTATTTGTTCTACCATGAGATATACACCTTCGGATTCAAACCTTGTTCTTCTTTTTCCAATCCTAAATAGAAGAAATCTATTACAGATTTCAACCAAGTTATCTTAGAAAAGAAATCTTCAGGTTGATTCATGTCAGCAACTTCAACTTTTGTATCTTTGCCTGCAACTGCGTGTAGTATAGCTTCTAACATTTTACTGTTAGGAATATCTTCTTCAGGCATTTTACTTCCCATTATTCCATGTGCAAGATATAGTCTAGATGATATTGCTAGTGCCATCATAGAAGCAGAATTAAATTGAAATCTAATTCCTGATACACCATCTTTCTGACCACTTCCTTTACATTCGCTACACTCTTCTTTTCTGGTTTCATTCCAACCATCACCTTGACAGTATTCACATTTATCAGCTTCAGATATCTCTCCCTTCCAATATATTTCAGGGAATATCATTCTAAGAAATTGATTTTCTTGTGTCATTCCTATTGATGCACGAAGATAACCTACATTTCCATGACCGATACTGAAACCTGTTATCTGTTTATCTGCTTCGTCTGTGGATTGGTTATCCCAATGTAAGTAAATATCAGTTCCCATTTCTATATCTAGTTAAAGTCATTTGGGTTTAAACCTTTAGTCTTGACATCTTTCATCCAATTTCTATATTGGTTTATACAATCTCCACATCTGTGAGGTTCTTCAATGTCTAAGTCATGACCTCTCAACCACCAGCAGAAACCACCAACATTTTCTTGGCAGATGTATAACTTAACCATGTTCTCTATACATTTGAAAGTTTGACCTTTAGCCCATAGAGCTCCAGTATAACACATTCCAAGCCAATCCCATATTCTATATCTTGCGATTGCTAAGTCTTGAAAGGTTTGGTTTAATTGTTTTTCAGATGCTCCATAATATTGTAGAGTTCCCATGATTGCATTGATGAAAGGTTTACTTAGATTGTTTTGACCAAAAGTTTCGCCTTCAATTCTTGGTTCAATTCTTCTACCAATACGAATTAATTCATTCCATAACTTTCTATCATACTCTGGAGATTCATCTCTAAGTTTTTTTATGAAACAGAAACCTTCTACACTTCCATCTTCAATATCATTGAGTTGATTTCCTTCTTTATCTAGAGCAATTACTTTATCTGCTCCTTCAGGAGTTCCAATCACATGAACTTCGTAATCTTTTGGAAGTGGGTTAGTATCTGACATTTTCTCTGACTTCAATTCTTACACACCCTTCTCCAAAGATTTGTTCTTCGTATCTTTTTGGGTTTTTGAAACCAAGTATCTTTAGAACTTTTATTGAACCATGTGGACCAGTTCCACCATAACCACAGTTGCAACCTGAAAGAAGAACTAATCCACCTTCGCATACAATTTCCATAGACATTTCTCTGTTCTGATCAATGTTTATGTTTCGTATAGAACCAAGTTTCCCTTTCAGAGTTTCTAAGTATTGAATACTTTCTTCTGTCACTCCATATCCTTTATCTGAATAGACTTTGTATTCAGGAAGTGTCACACTTGACATTGTCTTCCCTCATCTATTTTTCTATGCCAGCTTCTATATTTAGAATATGGTCTTTCTATTTTCTTATGGAAATTTCTTTCCACATTTATTTCTGATATTGGAAGCGAACTGTATTTGAAATAATCACAGAAAGCTTCTCGTTCCCCACAACTCGAACAAATTTGAGTTTTGTTATCTCTTCTAGAAACAGCATTTCTGCCATCTTCTTCTAATTCATTCTTGTTGCATCTAGGACATATCTTATTTTCTAGGATTTCATCCATAATTAATTAATTAAGTTGATAAATAAATATCCATTGTTTATTATGCTGAAACCCAATGCCATTCACTCGTAAATTCTAGAGCTTTCATTGCATAAATCACAGACATTGTAGAATCTCTAGGATGGTTGAAGAGTTTCCTGACTTTCATGCGTTTATCAACACCTGTCTCGACATCTCCCATTTCATCTAGATCTCTACGAGTTATCTCACAAAATTCATCAATCAACCAATCTGTTTCCCAATCCTTCTTACTAGGTATTCTTAACTTCATTTTTGCTAGCTTTTCATTTTCAGGTTCTTTCTTATCTGGAACTTGAGTTTCTAACAAATCTATGAACTCTTGGATTATAGTTGTCTTGTCTAGTTTAATCATACCTGTGACCTCTCCATGTTCATCTACTTTCTTATCATATCTCATCATAGGTTTACTTTCATCTCCAACGGTTCTACAACCTACAAATCTTTGAGATGTCACTCCCTCAAATATTTCTCCAGAAGTTCTATCTGCTCCACCATCTTGAATTGTTTTAACTTGAATTGCTCCATATCCTAAGTCTCCGAATCCTATATCACATTTACATTTACCAAACAACTTTGTTATGTATTGTGCTTGATCCATCTGATTTTCTGCTGGTCTTTTTTCCATAAATGCCATTTGATATCTATCAGTTTCTCTCCAATGAATTAGAATACAGATTACTGTTGCACTTTTTGAAGGACTGCTACCAAAGTCAACTCCTAATGCAATCTTAACTTTGTTTTGTTGTTTGTCTTTGATTTGAGCTATCTGGCTTGGAGTTAACAATACTTTATCAGATTCCATGCAAGCTTCTACCATTTCCCTAGTGACAGGTCTTCTCAAAGCGTGGAAGAATCCACCAAGAACATGAGAATTGAATATTGAAGTTGGATTATGTTTCTTCTTCCATTCTATCGAGAACTTTGGATGTAGTTTGTATTTCTTAACAGCATCATCTATTGTCAAAGGTATTGTTGGAACTATGTATTGTGGAATATGATAACCATGAAAGAGTTTATTGTGAGGTTTATTTGATTTCCATTTACCTTTCAAAATATCTTTCATATAATCTCCAATCACTAACCCATGTTTATCAAACTTCAACTTATCTCTCCAATTCTCATCTTCGTAAATCCATTCTCTTTGATCAGTATCATTCCATAATCTTTCGTATGGAGAACCAGCTTCTCCACCAATTCCTAGAATGTATAATCTTCCTTTCGTTGCAGTCATAGCTTCTTGCAATTTAGGTAAGAATTGTATATCATGATATTGTGCTTCGTCTAGAATACAAACCTGAAGTGACTTTCCTTCTACGTGTCTATAACCCCAATGATCTGTTGTCACATATATTGTAGAATTATTTTTCAGTGGAACTTCTCCTACGTTTCCAGCACTCTTTCCAGAACGTGGAAATCTTTGTAGAATAGGATTTGTTAGAAACGTTCCAACTCTTAATTTCTGATTACTGAAAGCGTTTCTGTTAACATCATCATAACTTACATAACAAACTGAAATATTGTTTCTACTGGTAGTATAATTTGCTAGAATATCTGTTGCGAATGTAGATTTGTAAACCTGTCTTCCAGCGACAACCATTATGTCTTGTGTCTTATCTTCATAGATTGCTTCCCAAAATGGAATCGTTAGAAAACTTCTTCTCATCTGTTGACCTTCAACAAAAGGTCTTGCTACGTTAATCCATTGTTTAATATCAGTTGGTAATTCTGGAAGTTCTTCTTCGTCATCTAACCAATTCGTATTTGTTTTAACGAAGGTTTGAATCTTACTTCTATAAGTGGTCATCAATTTCACCTATATCATTCATGTGAGATTTTATGGCGTGAAGTGCTGGACCATCCATTAAGAATTGAGTTTGTAATGCTATGTTTTCATCTCTTTGTTTTAAAATTCTAAGTGTATCATCTCTTGATAATTCCTTTTCTTGCAATATTTGATTTAGTTTTCTTTCAGTTTCTCTTAACTTTTCTAATCCCTGTTTCCATTCATGGACAATACCTTTCTTTGCTAAATCATCTAACCACTTACTAGCATTTTCTTTTATTACTTTAACATCACGTTCAACTGTGCTAATGGAAATTTTTAGTTGGTTTGATATTTCTAATTGAGTTGCTCCCTTTATCAACATTTTATTTACCATATCCCTTCTATCATCAACTTCTTTTTTCTTTTCTTTCTTTTCAGGATGCAACATATTACAAAGCTCCCTTTCTAATTAATAATGGTATTTCTATATGACAATCAGGACATCTGAATGAAGGTTCACTCCACTTTTCTGCTTTTACATCTCCAATTATTTTTGTTATTGTTTTACATTGTGGGCACTTAACTTCATAATTTATCATACTCATTAATTCTTCATTCAATTCATTTATTATTACTCCATCTAAAGTATTATCTTCTTGTTCTTCGTCAATCAGAACATAGATTGTAATAGGATCTTCTTCTTTTTGAATAGCCATTACTCTTACCATCTTTCTTAACACTGTGTCCCATTCCCATTTTTCTCTAAGCATAATATTCTCTCCAACAACAAAACGTTTTAAGTTTTTTTTGCATAGAGAGTTCCTTCCTTATCATTTACCTTGATTACAGTTTGGATGCCTATAAAGGTGATCTTCACAAACATATTCAAAACATTCTTGACAAACAGTCTGTGGAAATTTATTACATGATTTCTGAATACATTCAACTGCACCTGTTTCTACATCATCATACTGTTCCCTTCCTATCTTACTTCCATAATTTTCTGCAACAGCATCTTTATTGGCTATCTTAATATTCCATTCTGGATTTGGATTTGGAACAAAGATGTGATCTTTTTTCTTATCTGTGTTTGTCATTTATACATCATTTCATGTTCTTCTTTTACATCTTCTGGTTTGTATGTTTCTTGCATACCAGCTATTGCAGAACGAGTTTCTAAATCTTTTAGTTTCAAATCTATTAATTTCAATGCAACTTCTACTTCGTATGGAGTTGGTTTCAATTCTGTCACAACTTCATTCAAAGCTAAATCTATTGCATTGAAAACTTTAGTTGTTCTCTTCTCATCAAATAATTTCAGAATTGTATCTAATTCTAAATCCTCTTCTGATATTTCTTCCAATTCATCTACGCTTTTTTCTTCTTTTGACACGTTCATTCTAGGTCATTGGAATTAATAAAACTATGGAAGTTGAACATTCCCCAAACTGCGATGTGTCTCAGAAAGCAGTCTGCCCAACTTCCAAGTAAACAAGTTCAAGCACAGAACTGTGTTTGGGATTAGTGGCTAGAAAACCATCTGAATGACAAGACTGTTGCAAAACTTCAGTAAACAACGCTTTTCCTAATCCCATACTAGTGATAATTGTTATTTGAATATAATGTTTTAGAATTTTATACATAAAAACTAGAAATCCTTGATAATAATGATGAAGATTCTTTCTATTTTCTTGATTACTCTACTCATTCTATCTACTACTGTGACCACTTTACCATTAGGTATAGCCCACGCAGATTTCATAGAAACTATGGGTTCTGGAATATATCATAAAGATAATCCTATGACCTGTATCATGGAACCAGCTCCAGAAATTCAAGATAGATTCTATGATGGAATCTTAACTATGACTATTCTAACAGTTCAAGAATGGAGTGATGCTATGGATAGTTATTCTCAAGATACTAGATTCTATAAAGAAGGTGGTTGGGATATTCCAATGAAATTAGTCTATTATGAAAACCATTTTGATAAGAATGTATTAGATTTTTCTGAATGTAGTATTTTCATAGAATTTGCAAAAGAGAATACAGGTCAACACATTCCAAATCAAAAAGCACTAGGTTATACTTCTATTGACTTTTCTCATTCTAAACATCAATGGGCTTTCATTATGGTTTATCTAGATAGTATAGAAATTGGTCAGAACTTTACTTTTTGTATAGGATGTAGTGATGAAAAGAAAGAAGAATACAAGATTGATCTTACAGCAAAACCAATGCCAACTGAAGCAATTCAAAAAATAATTAGACATGAATATGCTCACGCATTAGGAGTTGGTCATTATATAGAAGATCAAGAGTTTGGAAATGATTTACCAAGTTTGATGTTTCCAATAATGAATCCTTTTGCTCCAGTTATCTACGATGATATACCTATTGCAGATAGAGAAATGTTAAGACAGATTTACAATACAGATGGGTTTGGTGGTCTAAACGGTTTAATGCCAAACAAAGTTTCAATAGAAGAAATAATTAATGCTTCTGTTGAACATTTAATGGAAAAATATAATTCTAATCTAGAATAATTTGGTAATGGTTTGTTCGCCCATTACTTTCGGAATGAGAGTATATTGACGGAGGGATCTCTATGCATTGTATTAGTTGACATTCAATATAAAGTTGTTGATTATCTTAGAAATCTTCTTGGAATCTGATTCTGTTTCATTCTTTACTATTGTTATGTTTGATTTCATGTTGCGTATTATGTTGTTATACTTTGTAAATCTACCTTGAATGAATTTAGCAGACTGTTCACTATTTCTTTTTCTGTATCTTTGAATTAGCATATCTGATTTACAGTCTAGAATTAGGAATAAACATTCGTGATTGGTTTCATTTAGTAGAAACTCTAACATCTTTTGATTGTATAACCTATCTCCTTCAAAAATACAGTTTGAATTTAGATTCTTGAAGAATTTTTTAGCGTGTGGTTGAACTGACATACTTAATCTATCAGTTCCCTGTGCATAACCTTCACCTTCATAGAATGGATCATATTTTCCTAGAACAAAACAATTCATTTTTTCACTGTAAATAGAATCCAATGTCTTTTCAGGCTTTGATACCTTCCAATCTTTTGATTTCTTGATAAAGTCTTGAATTATCTTTGTCTTTCCAGTTCCAGCTACTCCACCGATAGCAATTATTTTTACCATGTAGTTCCCTTATCTGAACAATCGTATTCAACACCACAGTTTGAACATCTCAAGTGACAGGCACTTAGATTATCCATTTCATTACCACATCTCTCACACGTTTCTTTTTTTACATTCTCTTCTGACATGATCTAATACCTCATCAAAGTCTTTAAAATCTTTCTTCCCACAGTAGATACAATGTTTTATGTTGTAAGCTTTACTTCTATGTGCTTCTTGAAATTCTTCTTTACCATTATGACATTTACATTTACAGGTAAAAGTAAATCTATCATCATTCTTTAGATGTGATGGAATCCATTGATGTTCTCCTTCTGCTGTTGCTAAGCAAACTCCACACGTTGGAGCTTCAACCATGACATTCACACTCGCACATTATTCTTTCACCGTTATGATTTTCATTATAATAATGTCCACACTCGATACAGTATTTTGTTTCATCATTTTCCATTCGGAACTTCCTTTCCACAAACTCTGCAATAAAATTTGAACTCTTTGAAGAATAAGTTTGGGTGATTACAAACCCATGCCCTCTCATGAAATTCATCTACGTCACTCATATTTTCTTCCCTGATATTCTTCTTCATCTATCCAAACCCATTTTCCTTTTGCATCAGGTCTGTATTTCTGCTTCTTCTTTTCATGTAGAATTAATCTAAGTATTTGCATTTGATTTGCTAAAGTGTAAACTGCTTTTGTTTTTTCAGGAGAGTTGGGCATGGATTCTATATCCTTTCTAAGTTTAATAATATTTTTAGTGACTTCATCTTCTGTTGGTAAACTCCATTCAGGTTTTCCCCAAACATTTGAAAAGAACTTTCTACCTAATCCCATCTTCCATCACCTCTACGCTTTTCTGATTTCTTCCAATCTTTAGCAACCCAACCAATAGTTAGACCACCAATGAAAAAACAAATTGATATTATAGACCAGAATGAATTAATGTCTGCCAAACCTGTAAACATTATTCTTTTCTTTCCTTCTGTTTGTAATGAACTAATTTTTCTTGTATGTATTTTGGAAGCCTTGTGAATGGAACTCCTAGATACTTTCTATCTATACCTAATTCTGCAAATATATTATAATTCATATATTGTTTTGGATCTTTCACTTTCTGTCTAAGCTGTCCTATTGGATCATCTTCTTCAGATAACTTTCCCTGTAATCTTAACACTCTGTTCTTTTCACGTTGAGTTTTTCTTTCTCTTATTCTAGCAACTTCTTTTGAAACATCTTCACATTTCCACATCTGATTCATTGTGTAATAAACTAGAGTGTATCTATAACCACCTTGATTATTTCTGAATGGAGTGACACCATGTAAAACTTCTTGACCAGCAAAGAAAGTTAATGATAGATCTGCTATTTCTAAACCAATATTGTATTCAGGTATTGCTAAATGTCCACCTTCACATTTGTTTTTGAAAGCAACCATGTTTGAAAATACTTTCTTGTAGTTTCCTCTATCCCAATGATAATTAAGTTGAGAATCTTTGTTAATTATACCTGAAGTGTATGGAGTATTATTGATAACCCATTCCTTTTTTATTTTTTCTTTTGTTATTCCATTATGATATTCAAACATCTCTGGACAACTTTCTTTGTAATTCTTAGTTAGAGTTTCTCCGAACTGTGTAATAACTGCATGATATTTTGCATTCGTTGTAGCTAAATCAGCAGAAGAACAATAATCTTTTCTAATTATCTCTCTAGGAAGATATCCAAATACCTTTGAATTTGTAGTCAAACCAGAGGTTCTTTTGTTTCTATTATAATTTATTCTTCTCACAACTTCTCTCAATAATTCAGTTTCTTTTGTTTTAGGTAATACAATATAGACACCAATTAATTTTTCGCCTTCCATAAGTTTGCAAGATTCTGTTAACATTGTTTCATAGTCATCATCTCTAGCTGGTCGCTTTACATATTCTTTCCAGTTAGTAATTTCATTTCTTTCCAGTTGAATTTCTTTAAGTTTCATAAATTTAATCGTCTTATAATGTTATTAAGTATTCTATTGAGATTCGTAATGATCTAGTAGTTTTAACAGAACTTCAGTATTTGATTCAGCTTTTAATTCTTGACCTGCCTTTTCCATTCGTGATATTGTTCTTTCAAACTCTTCGTTGCTGAATATCAAAGTAATTTGTTTAACACTACCTTCAAGATATGCTTTCATCTTTTCGTCAGTAGTATCTATGTCAATGTTAATGTCTTGTAATTTAGGTGTGTATAGATCTTCTAAATCTACATGGAAATCATCAAAGTTAAACTCTTTCAAATCATCCATTTCTAATTTCAAGTTATCAATATCCCAATCAACTTCTGATATTCTATTATCAATAATTCTTAGTGCCTTTGCATCTGCTTCTGAAATGTTTTTCTGTTTAACAACAGGAACTTCTTTCAGACCTAATCTCTTAGAAGCTTCTAACCTTCCATGTCCTATTATGACATTCTTCTTTCCATCTACTACGATAGGAGCATAGAATCCAAATTTCTTCATGCTGTTCATTATACCTTCTACTTGAGATTCAGTATGAACTTTGATATTCTGTTCATAAGGTTTAAGAGATTCTGGATCTAACATTTCAGGTTTTGGTATTTTGACCATACATTAAACGCAGTCTTACACCTAAAATATGTATTGATGATTATCGTTTTGATATCGGTTGTCGTTTTATTCCACGTTTCCAATTTCTTCTATATTCATACCAACTGTCTGCACTTATTCCATAGAACTTTCTAAGAAACTCATCAGGTGGTAGATGTTTACCTTTCAGTGACCAAGGTTCTATTTTCACTAAACAAGTTCTATTTACTTTGAAAGGTTCTATTGTTATGTATGCAAATTTCTCATTAAATGCTTTCAATCTTCTACGTTCTGCTGGATCAATGTAATCTCCTTTCTTTGTATTCTTACATTGACTTGCCAATGCTAATTTTGTTGTAGCCCATCTTGGAGGAACTGATCTAACATCTGCAACTCCTTTACTTGCGTATGATCTTACATTATCAAAATGATGATAGATTAGGTAATACATCCATTCGTATTCAAATCGTGTGCCTTTGATCTTGTTTTTGTTTGGCAACTATCTTTTCTTTCAATGTGATCCATATAGGTTTTGTTGTTAAACATTCACACTGGCGTGGAGATTCACCACACTCTAAACAAATTAAAACTTTACCACGTGTCAATTCTATTTCTATTCCTTATGCCATGTAGCTGAATGCCATTTTGTTCCACTTGCCATACTAACTGTTCCATTCGTTAGCATATATTCTAACCAATGTTTCAACTGATGTCTTTTTGTTTTCTTTCCACTTGGAACTGTAATATTATCTAGTAATTGTTGAACGGTTTTATCTCCACCTGTTAACTGTGCTAGAATACGAGTTCCAGTTCCAGAATCTGTTGGCATAACTAATCTTCTATATTACACTTTAAAAGTATATCATTCGTCATCAAGTTGGCGTTCTAACTTTCGTATTCTATCTTTCAACCTTCGTATCTCTGGATTTGATTTGTGATGATCAGTTTCTTTTCTAGAATGATATGTGTATTCTTCTAATGGAATTGCATCTTTATTCATATCTTCTGATTTAATTATACTATCATTAATCTCTGCATCTTTCATCCATTTCTTGTGACCGAATCCATGTCTATTCTTTCCACTTCCATAACCACCTTCGGTTGATTTTGTTTCTACACTTAGATTGTTTTTTTCAATGTAATTGTTAATGTCAGCTTTCATTTCAGGAGTTAATTCATGCCAACCAATTTCGCCATCTAATAATTGTTGATACAATTCTTCTTCAACTTCCCAACCTTCGTTTGATTTTGATTCATCATCTGATTTCTTATTTGGATTGAAAGGATCTGAACTTCCTAAATCTCTCTCCCAAAAATATCTATCATCTCCATCACGTTTCAGATAGATTTCTTTTTCAATATCATTCAATGGTCTTTGTCTTGACCAATTCAATTCTTCTTTTGAATAGTAATCACTTCCCTGTATTTGTTTCTTAAAATCATCTTCTGTTGAGTTAGGATATTTCTTTAGAAACTTTTGTTTGTATTTATTGTAATCATTATTATCCCATAGATCTACTTCTTTTGTGTTGTCTTTGAATAAATCCCAAAAACTAGATTCATCCCAATTTACATTCTTACCATAATCATCTAGGAATTTCTTTTCTTCTTCACTATCTGTTGATTCAACCTGTTCTTTTCTAATGTAGTCCTTTAGATTCTTATCGTTATTTCTCTGTCTTTCTAATAAGTCATGTATGTCGTCTTCTTGATGTAAAAAAAAATCCTTAGTGAATTGTTTCCAATCAGTCTCCCCTGCAAAATTATCTATTTCTTTTTCTATATTTTCTAACTCTTGTTGCTTTTTTATTATCTCATCATCTATTGCTATTAATTCTTGATCGCTTCCAACCAATCCAATTCTAATTGAATCATTTTCTAATTGATTGATTTCTTGCTCTATTGATTCTTTCTCTGCGTATAGTATGTCTATTTGTGATGAACCTTCCCTTCCAATTTTATTCCATGAATTATTCTTTGCATTTTTTCTAAGCCAATCTTGATAGGAATCTATTGGTTTTACTTGAGATCTTGCAATGATACCGTCTATTCCACCAGCATCTCTTATTTCTTGTTGGATTTCTTCTTCTCTTTTTTTATTAAAGTTTACAAATCCTCTAGGAAATCTTTCTCTTAGTTTACCTGTTTCTTTCATTGGTTCACCTTCTACTATATCTTCAAAGTTGAAACCTGATTCTGTAATATTATGATCTTTCAAATGACGTATTGCATCTCTTTCTCCATTAGAATCTTCCAAATCAAATTTCATTCCACAAATATTACACTTAATTAGATCTGCTGTTGCATAACCATCATCAATATCTTCTAATCTCTGTTCGTCTAAATCAAAATGATCTGGTAAATATAATTCACGTTCTTTTGAAAAGTTTTCCCAATTTCCAACGTAAGGATTATCCCCTGCTTTGAAATCTTTATCAAATTGTAATTTCATACCAGCGTGTCTTAACTTTTCAGGTATCTCATCTATTGGTATTCCTTTTGTTAATTCTACAATTTCTTCATAAGTTAAATCTTCAGTTTGTAATTCATCGAATCCTAGTATTTCTTTTGCAAAAGATTCAAGAGAATATCTTAGACCACAGTTAGAACATAACATTTCTGGTAGAATTAACATGAACATTGTTTTTTCATGACATCGTGGACATTCTAAACCCTCTCTGTCAGTTTGATTAGCAAGTTTGAATGCCTGTCCTAACATATCTTCTGGAATAGGATTATCTGCATCATACTTAACATGAGGAAGTCCTGTATTCAATACCCAATCTGATTTGTCATCTTCACTTGCTTTTGATTCTGTTATTCCATGTTGGTCACGAAAATGAGCTAATATTGAATCTTTATCTTCAGGTCTAATATCCCCATCTCCATTATCATCGTCAGCTAAATCTTCTCCACATAGATTGCAAGTAAATGCAACACCAGATGGATGATGATCTATTTCATCATCTATTGCTTCAGGTAAGAGATATTCACTTGCTTTTCTTTCTCCAATGATATCTGTTAGATCCCAATACTGATTTGGATCATTGATTGAAATGTTTTGAGTTTTCTTTTGCCATTCATCTAAACTACTTTCAAATGGAGATTCGTTAAACAAACCTTGAGTTTCTATTAGCCATTCTGCTATCTCTGGATAGTTTGATTCTATCTCCCAAAAGTCTAATCTTCTTACTGGATCAATAAAGTCTTCAGGAACTCCAGCTTGTCTTAGAGTATCTGATCTTATATTGGAATCCATTCTATTCCAAGAGTTTATCCTATCATTCATTTTTTCTTGTGATATTTTCAAATTCCTAACCCTCTTTCTGTATATTCTAATTGCTTATCAATATTTTCTATGGAAGTAGTTTCCCATTCTTGAATTGCGTTCTTAAACATTCTACTTACATCATTTCCTATTGAATCTCTAACTATAATCGCATCTTGACTACCATAGTGTTTCTCAACATATTCTGATTGATATCTGTTAATTATTTCTTGAACTTCTTCTTCAGTCTCAACGTGTTGTGAAATAACCTCTCCATTTCTATTACTGATTTCATAAGGACTTAGAATTTCTGACTTTAACATGGATTCAAAAGTATAACGTGGATTATTCATGTAATCTTCTAATGGAGAAAAGTATTCTCTCTTATCTTCTCTGTTCTTAGCATCAAAGAATTTACTTTCTATTTCTGCAACTCCTAACTCAAGTTGTGATAGAATTAATCTTGCTTTACTGTTATCATTCTGTATTCCTAAATGCTCTGGTTCATTCAATGAATCTTTTATCAATTCTATGTTTCTTTCTACCTGAATCATTAGACTTTGTAATTCTTTGTAAGATAAATTATCTAACATTTCAGAAGTTAAACTGTTTGCTAAGTCTTCTAATCCATTCCATTGCATTATGTATTCATCTGATTTAGATTCAAATAAACCAGAAAGAAGTCCTTTCTTTTGTTTAATCTGATCAGCAGAGTTTTGTTTCTGTATCTTGTCTATCTGTTCTCTTTTCCAATCACTAATTTGTCTATCTGTTATACGTTTTGCATTTTCATTATCAAATCCTTGAGTTCTTAGATGAATGTAAAGTTCATGTGGTCTTCCCCTGAATTTTTTACATTGTGGACAATCTAATGGAATTGCTTCATCTTGTTTCAGATACTGTTTTGCCTTAAGTCTAATAGATGGTTCTAAACTCTTTGCAACATCTAATCCAATACTTGCTAAAGGTAGAACACCAAAATCAAACTCGTTATCTTTTACAGAATCATGATCATCAAATTGACCATCAACAGAAGTAGAATCTACTCCATCATCTGTTATATTCTGCTCATTTTCAAAACCAGATGCGTTTCTAGTGGTAGCATATTTCTGTAAAGTGAAATAGATTTTATTCTGAACATCTTCAGGTAATTCAGAGAAAGAATATTCACAGTATTCTGTATCTAACATTGCATCTTTCAAAACTTTAATTCTTTCAGCTTCCCACATACCTTCCCAATTTGCTTTTGCTTCATTATAATCTGCGTGTTTTCTAGGAGGTGGTAATGAAAAACTTTGATCTTCAATCATAATATTCTGTTGGTCTAAGTATTGTGGAACTAATTGCTCAAACAAAGTATTCTGTTTTCCACCATGCTTTACATTCTTATGAACTTCTAATTCATCAGGGTCATCAAAATATTTTTGACACTCTGGACAATAATTTATTGATTCGTCAGATAACAATTTTATTCAAACCTTATGCTTGCATTATTTTCTAATACTTTATAAGATTCACTTCCTTTCTGCAAAAGCTGTGCTTCTGTAAAAGGAATGTTTACTGTGTTATCTTTTCTATCTTGTGGGTATTCATCAGAACTAACACCTGTTTCTTCTACCTCTTCTTCATCTTCTTCTTCTTCTTTTTTTGCTTGATAATCTTTCATATCATCTGAATATCCTAATTCATCTCCACCAAGTTTGCCTTTGTATTTTTTCAATTCTTCTGGAGACATTGGTTCTATTGGAATCTCTTCGACTGGCATTGTTAGAGGTTCTGTTTCTTTTGAATCTTCTCTATCTCTAATTAGATCATAGAGTTCTGCTTCGTCATCATTAGGTTCTTCGTCAATGTCGCCACCATCATAAAATAAATCAACTTGATCTTGTGTCCAACCAGCAGGCAAAGCTGAATCTTCTATTGCTTTAGATTCATTACCCCAAAAACCAAAAGCATCTACCTGTTCTTTCTGTCTGTTCTGTTCATATTCTTGTTCTGCTAAACTAATCTGTTCATCTAATTTAGCTTCAACTTCTGCTAATGCTTTATCAAATAATTCTCCATTAACTAAATCATCTAATTCTTCATCATCGGTTTCTCCAAACTCTACTTGGGTTTCGTATAATTCTCTAACAGCACTTAGACCAAAATTATTGATTATATTTAGATCTTCATCATTACCACCCCATTGCCAATTATCTCCACCATTATTACTAACTTCATAATTAAGATTGAGTAGTATTCTTAATTTTTCTAACTCTGGATTCAAATGAGAATCTTGAACTGTCCCTGTCGTTGGGATTAAATCTTGTAAATGTTGTGGAGGATCTCTTACTTCTTTTGATTTTGATTCATAATCAAATAATGGATTGTCTGTTAAACCTTTGACATTGAATGGATCTTCACTACCAACATCTTCAGCATCAATTATTCCTGTTTCTTCTTCATCATCTACTATTAATTCTTGTGGAGTTTCATAATCTTCTGTTGCTTTCACTCCGAGTATAAGTGCTATCTGTTCTACCTCATCTTCTGTAAAAAGATTAATGTCTTCTAATTCATCATCTAATAAATAATCTAAGTCATCAATAGACATATTTTCATAATCTAAATTCAAAACATCTGCAATCTCATTCATTTGATTTGCTGAATGTGAACCATCAGTCCATTCTGAATAAACTAAGTCTCTCAAATCTGCCATGATTAATAATCACCATAATCTGTTTCTTTTTCTGCAAGATCATTAGCTTCATCTCTTGTCATACCATGATCAATCATTAGATGTTGTGTTGGTATTTCAGAATCTCCCATGTAATCAGAAGGAATACTTATAGATATTCCACATATTGAACATTTCCAAATTGCATTTATTCCATCATCATCAACAATTTCTTCGATTGCTTTTGATTCAAATCCGTATGATGGATTCAATTTTTCCCAAGTATCTATTGCTTCTTGTTGTGATACACCATTAGCTAATGCAAAAGTTTCCCAATTCTCATAATTTCTTTCATCACCTATTGCAGTTCCACGCCATTGTGAATACATTGCATCTGCCATTTGTGATTCATTTGTTAATGATTTGAAAGCTTTATCCATACATGAATTACACATTGAATATTTCTTTTGTAATGCTTCCATATCAAACAATGGATTCTGATTATCTGATTTCTGTGCTATATCTACCTGATTCATAAATTCTTCTTCGTCATCAATATCTAATTGTGCTTTGTCTAATTTATCTTCTCTAGCTTTTGATTCAAAACCATCTTCATCTTCACAATAACTACTCCAACCTTCATCACATAGTTTTTCTTTCATTCCATCTACTCCACCAAAATGATTAACAACATTTTGTTTGTCTGCATCTGAAAGTTCAAACCAACCAATAGAACCAACATCTATCTGTGGATCTGTTGCCCATTCAGGCATTGTTATTTCAAAGTTGAATATACCACCGAAAACATAATCGCCTAACAAATTTCCTTCTGCTAGAGCTTGCCATAGATCTGAACCAACTTCTTCTTCCTCTGATGAAACTTCTATTGCATGGGATTCAGCAAGATCAGGATTCTGCGTTCCAGTTGCACCAAATTCATCATAATAACCATTTTCTAATTTCCATTCAAGATCATCTGCACCATCAGTATCACCGTCTTCTCTCATAACTCTAATTTGTTGTTTCATTATTCTTCTTGCTGTTGAATATCCATCTTCTATTGCTTTTGATTCATAGTTTAATATGTTTCCACTTCTTGTAGTTAATGTAGGATTCAATACTGAACCAAACCAAGTATTTGATTGACCACCTGTATCTGACCAATCTGGTCTCATGTTTCCATCCCAATCTCCACCAGTTTCATCCCATTGTTCATCATCTAATCCTTGTGCTTTATAGAAACTTGACACATAGATTGTGAGAATATCATTAACAGTAGTAGATGAATCAAAGAAAGGTTGACTTGGATCATAGTTAGGTCTTGTTTGAAGTTCACTCCAACTTAGATGTTTATCTAAATGCCAAGAATCTGATTGTGCACCACCACCAATTAGATTTTCTCTATCGCTTATAGATAATGAATCCCACCAAAGACCAGCTTCATCTTCCATACTTTCTTTTGCTTTTGATTCTTTATTTACAGAAGGTGTGGCATAAAGATCCAAAAGATCAATAGTATCTTCAGCTTGATCCATTGAATATCCATGTGTATCTAATAAGTGGTCAAATAATGTATCTTCGTCTTCAAAAACCCTTGAACATTCTGGACATTGTCTGGTCATCATTCGTCACTTTCTAAGCCAGATAGTTTACCAATTATGTTTGAATAAAATGTTTGAGTTTCGCTAGCTGGATTGTCTTGTGAACGACGTTCTCCTTTCTTGGATTTCAATTTGTGATCTCCTAGATTGTGGTTTGGATCAGGATTGTAGCCAATTACCTTTTCATAGTTTCCTGATACTATGTTTGAAGTTGAAAATCCTTCATCATCTGGTGATGTAGAATCTTTATCTGATTTAGTATGATGTTCTTCTGTCTCTATTTGTTTGTCTGTTAAAGTTCCACTATTTATGTTCAGTGATACTTTAGATTGATCATCTTCTTCTTCATCTGTTTCAGTATTCCAACCTTGTCCATGCATTTGAGTTTCATACTCATCTTCCATTTCATAAGATTTCCATACTGCTTTTGCGTTTGATTCGTATATTCCCCAAGGTGCAGTTGAATATTCTGGTGTGTCTTGATTAACAATACCATATTTATCTAAATTACTTTTATCTTCTGTGAATTTTGCAAGAAGTTCATTATAGTAATCATATTCTTGCTGTAATTGTATCATCTCTGAAGTTGATGCACCATTCATTGCAGATTCTATATCTGCTATTGCTTTCTGTAATGATTCAAAGTTAAAATCAACATCTTGCACATTTCTCCACCAACCATCTTGTGTGTGAATTTGATCTTCTCTTGCTAATGATTCGCCTACATTACCTCTTGGAAATGATTCAAATAAACCGTTATTCTTCATTGGTTCTGCTTGTCTTATGATTCCTTGCATATCATTAATTACAGTGTTAAGCCATTCCACTTCGTCAAAGTTTCTGCGAGTATAGAAACCTGATCTTCGTCTTGGAATTGTTGCGACAGCTTGCTCTGCATCTGCTCTCAAACTTTCAACACGTTGTAAAAATTCATCTAACTTTACTGGATCATCAATAAACGATTCCCAATATTCACTTTTAATATCAAAGTATGCTGATTCGATTGGATTCATTTTATCATCAATGGAATCTTCTATCTGTTCTTCTTCTTCTGGAGTGCTTACACCAAATGCACTATTGAATGCATCTTGTTGTTCTGATGGACTACCACCTGAAGTGTAATCGCTTATTCCAAAATGAATATCTTCTTTTGCTAATGATTC